CGATGCGATAGTACATACCGTTGGAGCGCTTATCGTTGAGCAAGCTCACGATACGGCCGGTTGTGTTCTCGTCAAGCTGAACGGTCTTACCTACGTTAGCTCCAGCTACCTCGCGAACAGCCTCAGCTTCAGCTTCCCACTCACCGGCTTCCATCTTGGCCTTAGCCACGCGAACCTTGCTGGTAGTCTTCTTCTTCAGTTCAACGACCTCGTCCAGAACAGTGATGTCCTCACTGCCGAACTTCTTGTAGATTTTACGGCTCTCCATGTCATCGATAGCATCGGTCTCAACCTGGTAGTAGACCTGCATGGCGCGCTTGTCCTTAAGCGTGGTGAGAATAGTACCATTAACGCGGATAGCAGTACCGGGGAGCAGAACAGAGCAGCGGTGTCCTACATTCTCCTTAGCTAGTTTCTCGGCCTCGAGAAGCTCTTCCTCGCTCATCTTCGGACTGGCCTTGCGACCACCTTTTTTCTTCTCTTCGCCTGTAGTCTTAGTCTCTTCAGGAGCGGCTGCCTTTTCTGCAGCTTCGATAGCCTTCTTCTCCTCCTCAGAGAGTTCGGTTCCTTCACCTGCACCAGCCTCAGCTTGCCGTGCGTTACGTGACTCCAGAATAGCCTTGATAGCTACTGCGTCTTCTTCACTTGCAGTCTCGAGGAGTGCGTTCAGTTTCTTGGTGCTCATCTGAGCGAATTTCTTAGTTGCCATAATTCTTTAATTTTTAAATTGTTAAACTTTGGGTTATTTATAAATGTTATTTGTTTTATTTTGATAGTGCAAAATTACACACTATTTTTGATATATAAAAATTATTCTAGTTAAAAGAAGTTAACTGCATAAAATTTTATCCGAAGGTCAGCTGATTATTATATTCTTATTATATATTATACCAGTCAGCTCATTTTCTGTTAAATTTTCATGAACTCATCCAGATAGTATCTCGTGCAGCCATGTGCCTTCTTACTTACTTCAAAGAACGGTCTTCCGCCTTTGGTATAGTGGATTTCCTTCCATTCGCTTACTGCTCCATTCTCACCGATTCTGTATCTGACCATAGAACCGCAGTTAGACACTTCAATTTCTATGCCAGAGAAGTTACAGATAGATTTATATCCCATCGGCTTGAAGGCATCTTCGACTTTCATCTTGAGAATATCTTTCCAGCTGAACTTTTTCGTGTTACGAGCCACTTTGCATCTGCCATCAATATAGCTCTCAACCACATACAGTTCAAATTTATCGATAATGGTCTGTTGGCTCTTAGCCCATTCTTCTTCAGTGATAAGGCCAGCTGTTACAAACCCAATGAACGGCAAAATTGCTACTTTATCTTCCTTGATTGACGACTTGCAGATAAACACATGACCTGCAATCTCATTCTTGCGTCTTACATATATTCTAATCATAGCTGTAAGGATTTAGTAGTTAATCACCTTTGTAATACGATAGCGAATAAAATCACGCTGCTCACTTTCACGCAAAAGAGATACAAACAACTTGGCTGATTCCTCATCGTCGAACTCTCGAACTACATAATTATCATGCTTGCCAATAGCCTTGATGATAATGAACTTTTCAGCTCTATTTACGTACTCTGCGAAGTCCCAAGCAACTACATCTTCGTCTGCTAAATCGCCTTCATACTTCTTCAAGAACTCGTCTGACTGTTCTGCTGTGTAAACTATATGCGGATATTTTTCCAGCATAAGTTCGTCTAATCTCTTGTTGTCTACCATAATGCTGCTTATTTTAAACTGTTATTCAACTACTTCTTCTGCTAAATCTTGTGAGAGCAGATAGTCTACAAAGCACCAAGCTATTGTGTCCTCATCTGCTTGTGGAGCGCCACACTCCAGATATTCTTTGGCCAGCTCTGTATCATAGGTGATATATGAATATTGCTCAGCCATAATCTCGTTTAATCTCTCCGGTGTCATACTGTCGTCCTCCTATTATTTAATCATTGACTTGAGTTCTGCTTTAATACGTTTAGCATCTTCGCCTCTCCAGTATGTAGCATTCGCCAGGAAATAGATAACAATATCCTCAGCGGTCTCAAGCATGTAGGGAGCATTCTTGTCGCTTAAGTCGATAGTTGCCATAGCCTGCAGATAGGGCTCAGCTCCAAAATAGACATTCTTCCAAGTCTGTTTGATTTCGCGAGCAATCTCTGCGAAAGTTCTTTTGTTTTGTTTGTTGATGTTCTGTACCATAATGCTGTAATTTTATTAAATTGTTGAACTTAAATTTGATATTGCAAAAGTACACATAATATTTGATACTTAAAAATTATTTTAGTTAAAAGATATTAGCAGCCAATATTTTTATCCGAAGAGTTGCTGTGGTAGTTTCTCTATATAATATATAAATAATGTTCGCGCGCGTATAGGCCTGGCGGCACTGTGGCAATACAGGCTTTAAGCAGCTATATATAGCGGCACTGTGGCAATACAGGTTTAAAGCGGCTATATATAGCGGCACTGCAACCATACATGACATATATAATTGGCGGCACTGTGGCAGACATATTTTCAAGCTGTTAACAAAGTTTAACTAAAAATATTTCTCCGTTTCAAGAAAAATGAGTAAATTTACACATCTATTGTAGTATAATAAGCAGTTAAAAAGTGTTAGCGAAATTAAAAATATGTACACAGCAAAGGTATTATTAAGTAGGGATATAATTATGCTAAAGCAGCATGGAATAACAGTTATCTACCAACCAATGCTTCGGCATATATTCGGTGCAACAAGTACTTATGTGTCTGTTCGGCAATACATAAATCCTGCAAGATGAGCGTAAAATCCAACAGGCAAAATCTGGTGCACCGCCCCGAGAGAATCTGCGAGTTCTCCGGGCTAAATTGCTATATCATTTTCAAAACTAAAAATATATGATAGCAGACAAATTAGATTACAATCCAGACAAAATGGAAATCGTTCAGTTGTCCAATGATGCCTATCATTACTTGGCTTTTAAGGAACCATGCTTAGACGAGGACAATATGGACGAAGTCAAAGAGTTTAAGGAACAATTTCCTTATGGCTTTAAATTTGAACCAGATATTGAGCTTGTAGAAGACTCAGATTTGGTGGAGTGTAAGGTCATTCCTATATGTGAATGCAGTACACCATTTACGCATTATAGATTAGAGGGACTTTGGTTTAAAAGCGAGTATTATTACAACGAGGATAAAACACAGGTTTATTATAGAACCTATGATATGTATAGCGGTCGCTTCTTAGATTATGGTTGGAACGAAGTTGAAATAAACGAATATGGCAAACCAGAGATAAGACCAAGAAAGTGTATTTTTCCTTTGCGGGGAAAATCCTGGTTGAAATATTAGGTGCACCCTCCCGAGAGAATACAAGAGTGAAAAGCATAAAAATAACCTGGGATTTTGCGTCTCAGGTTATTTTGTTACCTATAACATTGGCTATAAGATTTAAGCCAAAGTCTTTTTTAATCTTTAGCAGCTATTTGAACATCTATGTATACCGCAAAACATGATATTATTTTCACGCATTTTTTATAGAGCTAATCTTTTGTCTTCCAAACCCATATACTAAAAGCTATAATTGCTATAATAATTAAAATGTTAGTCGTACTCATAATAATTCTTTGTCTTTAATATAGTTATACAATTTTTCAAACCAAAAAGGATTCAACATAAGAAGGTGATAATACGTATTGCCTTTTATGTTAATCATTTTAGAGGCGTAGTAAACTTCACGCTCAGCAAGCTTTTCACGCGTAGAATACCATCTATGAATAGCTCTGTCAACACAATCCAAAAAATATGGACTGAGTGAAGCGTCACGCTCTTCGAGAATAACCTGTTCGGTTCCTTGTTTAAAGAAATAAGGCAATTTGGGATTTACCCAGAATGTCTTAACCTCACCGAAGTGCGGACTGGTTTTATACAAAAATCCTGGATTCTGTATAAAAATCCAAGGCCACTTAATGGCAGCAAGCTTAACAGGAGCAGGAATAGCTGGAGCGAGTAATTTTGTTATGCGATTGTTGATATACTGCTCATATTTCACAATAAGTAAGCGTAGAGGCTTTGTGAGCAGTTCAATTACAAGGCGCTTATGCTCAACAGGAATTACGTCGCTTAAAGGCAATAACTTCTGGTCAAAAGCCATGCGGTTTATTTCTATTTTGCGCAAATCTCTGTTATGCTTATACTTAGCAGCACCTTTTACTAACTTTTCTGCACGCTTCTGTTTCTTTTCAAGCTCTGTGAGCTCTTCTTGAGCCTTTTGAGGCGTATCAGAAATAGCTACTATATCTTCTCCAGCATCAAATAACTCGCCATCATCTCGTCTGACAAACTGGCCTTTATCATTTACAACCCAGGTTGATTTATTAAACCAGCTATTGGGATTATCTTTTAGTTCATCGAGTAGCTCATTCGCTTCTCCTTCAAGCCTATCTTCCTCGATGCTTGAGACTGTAGAAATCTCTGTCTTAGCAAGGTCCTCGTCTTCGTCAGATATTTCTTGCAAGAAATTAGCATACTGATTATAGTCTGCTTGCTTCTCAGGAGTTATTGTTCCCTGAGAGGCAGCAAACTCAGCAAGAGCTTGGTCAAGCAGTTGGTCAAAATCACTCATAGATTTGGATTCCATCTAAAAATTGATTTGAACACGTCTCGCGCCATAGAGGCATTAAGCAATCCAAGATAAGAAATGGAAAGCAATAAACGAGCAACAATGTGTAAAAGCCATGCAGCTATAAACACAGGAGCATACACCAGACCTGCTAAGGCCCAAGTGATAATGAAAAGCATTGGTCTGTTACGTTTCATATTTTATTCTCCTTTCTGTGCTTGTAGTCTATCAATTTCGGCAGCAATAAGAGCGCCTGCTTTAACCAATTCCCTAATTCTGTTTTTAGGACACGGTTTCCACCATTTTTTATCCCAAGGCCAAAAGTCAGGAACTCTTGCTTTTCTTAGAGGACAATAAGAATAGTGCCTATATTCACTCGGTATAGCATAACATATTGCTGCTGATGCTAAAGAACCATCAGTATGTTCTGCGTCATGTTCTTTTGTCCAACCTTCAACTTTAATCTGTCTTTGCCTTTCTTCGGCAATGAGTTCAATTCCTGTTTTCATACCCGTAATATTTTGCTTTTAAGTTATAGTGTTTCTCGTAAATATGCAAATCATGTGCAAAATGATGATAGTTTCCCATAGGAATATTCAACTCATGAGCAACAAGCTCTTGGAGCTTACTAAAACAGTATTGGTCATTACAAAATCCGTAAATCAAATCATTAGACCTCATAATGACTGTCATATTAAGCTCTTGTGTCTTTGGGTGAATGTCAAAGCCTACACACATAGTGCACGGTGTGTCATATTTATACTCATCTTTTTCTTTGCCATCAAATATAGAGAACCAAGCTTGACGTGTATTAGGGTTCTGCTTAAGCTGCTCTATACACTTATCAAGCTGGTTATTACGTCCCCACTGCCAACCATAATTCGAGTTAACAAGATTATCACCTCCATGCATCTTATCCCACGTAGGCGCGTATTTCTTAATTTCTTCAACTGAGCGGTTTTGAGATAAATACCACTGCCACTCACGCTCTGCATACTTCTCACTCCATTTACGCCACTCAGTTTTAATCAATCGGTCTTTTGGTCTGAGGATGCAAATGTTTACATTGTAGAGAGCTCTTGTGCCAATATTGGTGTTAATGCCCTTAGAGTTTATTTTATCAAAGAAATACTCAAATGCTTCTTGTGCATTTAAAAAATATAACTGATGTTCCATAATGCTGCTAATATTTACGTTTCATGACAAATAACTCTTCTTCAGCTTCTTCATTTAGAGCTTTGACTATCTGAGTTGCTTCTTCATAAGTCAAATCTGTATATGGGTCATCATCGTCATCATAGGCTAATTCTCCAGTAATAACCCGAATATCATACAGAGCATCTATATGCTCATCAATATATGCTTCTGCAGCATCTTTGGCATAACAACATATATACCATACAACTTGTTCTTTCTGAAAATCGAGTTTGAAAGTATTACCTAAAATCTGAATATAAAATAGCCTAAGTACACGTGGAGCAAACAACCCCTGCTTTTCCATGTCATCGTATTCTTTGAGCCATCTGCCAAGACCAAGGCTAAAGCCTCTTCTTTTAGTAAAAGCCTTGGCATAATAGTCTATAAATCTCAGGAACTGTGGATGATAAACAACTTCCGGAAGCTTAACAGTTTTATTTGCCATATAGATTATTTATTTGTAAGAACTCCAGATTTAATCTCTATCATCATTAAAATCTAATTTTATATAATTTATAATCTTAATATTTTAGGTGAATCTGAGATATAAATCGGGAGTTCCTGTGAATATTAGAGTTCGTTACTATCAAGTGGTTCGATGTCACTCTTACTACCTTCTCCAGTTCCAAGACCAAAGCCACCTTCACCTCTTTCAGTTGCCTCTAAAAGCAATTCTGTTTCCGGAACTACTTCTATGCCTTGGTATGAAACAGGCACGAGTATAAACTGGGCAATCTTGGTACCAGGCTTAATGGTTACATACTCGTTGCCAACATTAACGAGGTGGATATGGATTTCGCCCTGATAGTCTTCATCGACAATCTTAGCACCAAGTACAACAATAGTAGCATAAGCTGTCGGCTTTGGAGTTCTACCTGCAGCAATAGCTGCTTGCTTAGAAGTTACTACTCCTGACTTTTCTGCAGCCATCAGCATATAGCCTTCTGGCACCTGAGCTTTAATTCCCGATGGAATAAGCATATCACGTTGAGGAGGCAGAACACTTTCAATAAAATCGTTCGGCACGAAGAAATCAATACCTGCTGATTTGTCTGTACCTCTTTCTGGCGTTTTAACGTCTCTTACTTTTGCTACTTTCATAATTTTGTGGATTTACTTTCTCAAACATTGGGAAACATATTTGAAAGTTGATTAACTATTTTAGCGAAAAACTCGTGGTCCTTTACACGATTCAACGAGAATTTAGCTTTCAAGATGTTAAGTGCGTCATGAACCTTGATAGGAGCTCCATCTATTATGATGGTGTGATTTTTAGGATGGTTACTACCACAGCCAAGAACATCACCTTCAAAGACATTAACCTTAATGTTATTAGCTCCTACTTTGAACACGTAAACAGACTGCCCATAGTGTTCATTCTCATACTCGCAGCCGGAAAGGTCTTCCAGTTCTTTAAACATAGCCTGCAGAGCTGGGCGAGTTTCAGTGTTAGTAAGCACGATGATGTCAATGTCATGTACTTCTGTACCTTCAGGCAGTAATCCGTGATAGAAAAGTGCTGCTGTACCTGTCAACACGTAGTCAACATTTCTGTTCTCTAAAAACCCATTAAGAGCTTGAATGTCTTTGTTTGTTACCATAATGCTATTAAATTTATAAATTATTATTGCTTAAAAAAGCTCATCATCTTCAATCTTTTCTTCCTGCTTTGGCTGATTAAACAAGTCAGGCTCTTTGGCTTTTACTTCCTTGTAATCACCAGGCTTACGCTTGAGCACCCACAGAGTATTGCGAGACATATCTGGGAACATAGGAGCCATGATATTTGCAATCAGATTAGAATCGTAATAAGCTTCAAGAGCTTTAAGCATCTCTTTCTGCCAAGCGTTCATATAAGGCTTATAGTCCTTCTTAGAAGCAAATGTGCCAAACTTCTTGATAATCTGGAAATGCTTCTTGAGCAGAGCCTCAAGCTCCCAGTGGTCATACTCCTGAACATCTATGCCACGACCGTCACCTGAATCGTAGGTGTGATTACCGGCTGCGCCAACAGATGGGTCATAGTTCGGAGTAGACAGATAATAGGTTGCATTGTTGTTTCCACAAGCCTTAAAATGCTCAAGGAAAATATCACCATTCTGTTTGCCAACGTGTTCAAGTACTTCGAATGAACAAACCTTGTCTCCGTTGAACTGGCTAAAGTCCAAATAAGGCTTAACAAGGTCAGCTACATAGAAATGAGCCCAATCTACGTTCTTGAACTTTTCACGAGCTGCCTCAATGGTCTTCTCACGGATGTCGATACCTACATAAGACTTCTGCTTGAATCTGTTACGATAGAGAACTTCCAAGAGATTGGCTTGACCGCAACCAAAGTCAACAATCGATTCACCAATTTTGGCTTCTTTCAAAATGTGAGTCCAGCGCAAATAGTGAGCAAACTGGTCTCTGTGGAATACATGACGCTCAAAAGCCTTATCAGGCGAGAGGTCGGTAGTGTTGTACGGTAATGGCATAATACTACTTACTTTTTAATTGTTAAACATTATCTATCATCTTATTTGTTTCTTCACTGCTCATCTGCTCATTGATGTAATTATTCATTGCACCTATGTATGCAGCAGCATCCAGGAGATTATCCTCACGATGGCTGTAGGCTTCACGAGAAAGCTTAAGAGCTATAAGCGCTCGATATATACCTTGAACAGAAATCTGCTCATTTTCCGGAGAGGCAGCATTATATATAGCTGCTGCTCTTTCCATCGATTTACCGAATGGACCATACATACGTTCTTTTTCTTCTGAACGATGATTTACAATCTGGTCTGCTTTTTCTAAGATATTCATAATTTTATTATGTTAGTGCAAAATTAAAAAAAATTTCTCAGATAAAAAAATATTTTTCGAATATTTACAAACTTTTGGCGTAATTTAACCTTTAATAGATTTAACTGTTATTTATTCATAAATGCTCGATATAATTCAAGCTTAGCTTTAATACTGTTCATTAAGTTGTTCTGGGTTTTATCTTTTGATTTTAATGCTCTTACCACATCTTCATCATGAGTACCAGTATTAACTATATGATGTATTATTGTTCTTTGCTTTTGTCCTTGACGATACAAGCGTGCATTAAACTGCTGATACAATTCAAGTGACCACGTAAGTCCGTACCAAACAATTATATTTCCACCTGCTTGAAGGTTAATACCGTGACCTGCAGATGCTGGATGTGCTAACATAAGTTTAACTTTGCCTGCATTCCAGTCGTTAATATCCTCAGCGGTTTTAAGCTCTCGAGGTGCCATACTTCTGAAGTAATTCTTGATTCGGTCTCTGTCAAATTGGTACGTCCACGCAACCAATACAGGTTTACCGTCTGCTGCCTCAATTATCTCCTTGAGCGCTTCAAGCTTTAAATCATGTATAGGTACGACATTTTTATTTTCGTCATACATGGCTCCATTGGCAAACTGAAGAAGCTTATTTGATAGAGCTGCAGCATTAACAGCATTAACAGTTGTCGTGCCTTCTTCTATTTCATTTGCGAGCGTGATAACATTTTCCTGTTCAAACTTTTTATAAGCATCCATAAGCTTATCAGGCATTGTGACCCTGACGAAGTTATCAATACGCTCTGGCATTTCAAGATAATCTTCTGCTCTCATACTAATGCAAATATCTTTGATTCTCTCCTGTATAAGTCTCTCAGAATCTGAAAGCAGCTTATATGAATAAACCACATAGCCATTAGAGGCACCAGGCCTGAAATATCTTGAGCGATAAGCTGTTATTGTTTTCTCCAGTCTTTCACCTCTGTCAATAAGGTACATTTGCGACCACAGATTTATAAGACCGTTTGGAGCAGGAGTTCCAGTAAGACCAACGACACGTTTAAACCAAGGCCGTGCAAGCCTAAGTGACTTAAATCTCTGTGTCTGATGTGCTTTAAAGCTACTCAGCTCATCAATTACAAGCATATCATAAGGAAGCTTAGCAGCATAAAGTGAACAAAGCCACGCAATATTATCTCTGGAGATTATATGCACATCAGCTTTAACCTTAAGAGCTGCTAATCTCTGTCGTTCTGTTCCTATAATCTTGGAGAAAGTAAGGTGTTTTGTATGGTCCCACTTTTTGGCTTCTTCTTCCCACACTGTTTCTGCGACGCGTTTAGGAGCTATTACGAGAACTGTATCAATTTCACAGTAATCATATTTAAGCTCCTCTATAGCAGTCAGCGTAGAAATAGTCTTGCCGAGTCCCATATCAAGAAACACTCCGCAAAACGGGTGAGATATGATATGCTCAACACAAACTTTCTGATATTTATGTAAATTGCTTTTATCCATTTATTATTACATCTTCTATTATTTCAGCTGCTTTTTCAGCAGTATCAACTACTTCAACTCTAAATCCAAGCTTGCGAATCTTATCATGCATAAATAGCTGAATCTGCCTCGGCTTTTGCTTTGTTGTCTTTGTTTCTATAAATACTGCTTTGCCTTTAGGAAATATGCATAATCTATCAGGCAATCCGAGTAAATGAAAGCTCAGAAGCTTTATGCACATACCGCCATTTAAAGTAGTATATTCTACAAGCTTGCGTTCGACTACTTTTTCGCTTTCTATTTTCTCAGCCATACTGTAATCTTTGGTTCTTCGAGATGTAACTCTTTCTGTTCTATCCAGTATCTTTCACCAGATATGAGTATTCGTTCTACACTAAGGCAGCTTGGCTCTAAGTTTTTAGTAACTGTTTGCTGCTTATTTTTACTGTCTCTATATTTAAACTCTATAATCATAATAAGTTATCTTTACGTTTATAATATCTTTGCTTTCCATATATTGGGAAATTCTTAGTAGAACTAATAAACTCCCAATTAGGTAGAGAAGCCATAAGGCTGTTAATATCTTTGGTATTATATCGTGTCATGTCATTCTTATCTTTGCCCAGACACTCACACCATATTTCAGCTGTACATACAAAGTCTCTCTGTTCTGTACCTACTTCTGCTAATGGGTCATCGAGCCATGACCTGCGGTCGTAGAGGTCTTTCTCATCCCAATCTTTCGGCAGAAGTCTATTGAGGTACTGTTCAACCAAGCCGGTTCTCTCATCAACCGCAGAATGCTCGGTTTGGCTCTTCTTTGCAAGCTCACTTTCTTCATCATCAAAATACAGTTTTTCTCCTTGTTTAACAAGATAATATGCTTCAGCCCATATTTGGTCTACTTCCTCTTGTGTTAAATCGTCTTTAACAGACTTAGTTGCATGCTTAAAATCTACGTTGATAGGGTTGAATCGTCTATTGCCTGATGGGTCATGCAAGAAGTCCGAATCATTAGTAGTACCAAAGAACACGCATTGACGTTTATAGGTTTCCACTGTTCGACCATAGGCGGGTCTGTACATATCATCACATTTAGAAATGAATTGCTTAATAGTCTCAACTTCAGCTTTTTTAAGTCCTGAAAGTTCAGCCATCTCTATAAGCCATGCACCTCTTAATTGTTCAAATGACTCTTTGCCTTGGAATGTCGAGAATGTATCTGAGAACCATTCCATGCCAAGTTTACGAACAAATGAGCTCTTATAAGTACCTTGCTCACCAACAAGCACCAAAACCATATCAAACTTTGTACCTGGATAAAATACTCTGGTGACTGCTGCACATAGAGTTTTACGAATAGCAGCTCTTGTGTAATTATTATCACTGGCTCCAAAGTAATCAATTAAAAGTGTGTCAACCCGAGCAACTCCATCCCATTTAAGCGAATTAAGATAGTCTCTAATTGGATGAAAACTGTGCTTTTCTACATCAAGTGCTAAGGCATCATCTATTTTCTGAGAAGATACAATGCCATACACGCATTCAATATAGTTACGCACACCTGAATAATCTACATCACGCATAGGCTCTTCAGCTTCAATTTTACGCCAAGGAACCGATTTGAGTATATATCGCTTGGCATCAAACATATTAAGCTTGAAAGCACCTTTCAAAAATCTATCATTCTGAATAATGAGATTAATGTTTGTCGCAGAGTTATCATACTCTCCTTTCGTATTCGCTTCAAGTTGTTCAATCCAAGTATCATCGACTTCTGTATCTTCTGGTAGTTCCGTTGCGAAGTCGAACTTAGCTTCTGCAAATTTCTCATCTGCTATTTGATGTTTTACAGCACTATCCTTCGTAGCAAACTCTTCCATTGCCTTAAAGGATGCTTTGTCTTTATCTGTTTTCTCTTTACCTGTATCTAAGTGCCCATATTTATGAATACGAACAAGGTCAAATGCATTACATAGTCTACCTCCTGCAGGGTCTGTTCCATGGTGTGAATATGCAAATTTGTCATCGTAAATAACAAGACCTGCTGATGTAGAACCAAGTTTGTACGTATACCGACCATCACCTGCAGGCTCGTAAACATCAGACAAAAATGTTTCAATAGCACTTTCAATTCCATAAGCTCTACAGAATGTACCAACTATACCTTTTTTGTCTTCTGGGTCTTCTTGCTTTTTAATGTCTCTTAAAACAGAGTCAGATTCATTGGCCGCTGTTGGCCACTCAGATGTATCATGCCAATCATCATAAAGACTAAGAACATAATCGGCATTAAGCCATGGTCCGTCTTGGTATTCAAAATAATACTCTACATCTTTAGATACACTTGGCCAGAACATAAGTCTTTCCGGCTCAAATGTTGATTGGTCAAACAACTCAATATTAAGGTCACCGGCTATACGTCTTGCAATAGCTTGATACTCCTCAACTGTAACTTCACGCGACAGAGGTATAAGCAATCTATGTCTCGGCTTTTCAAATGATGACTTATGAGTTGAATGGATAACAGCTGCACATCCATACAGCATAGTAAAATCCCACCAAAAGTCATTATGTGAATAGTCAATATCGAGAGATACTAACTGCTTATACATAACTGAAGATTTGCGTCTCAGTCCCTTATCAAGATAGCCTCCAACAAATCCGCCAACGTCTTTAATCTTACCTTGGTCGGCTTTGCTTGCTCGCATGAACTGGATATAAGTCTCATTGGTACGAGTTGCTTCTGACAACTTGGCAACGAGCTTACTCCATCGTGCCTTAGTATTTTTCCAGACTTTAGTGTTAGCACTAAATCCGATAGCAATTTCTAAGACACCATCATATTGTATATTTAATTCTTCAGGTGTCATCAGTCTTTCTTATAGTATGGAGTTAAATAGCCATCAGCTCTCAATGGTAAATCTGAAGCCCAATCAGGTGGAGTGCTCATAAGAGCTACCATCATATCATAGTACTGCTGTTCTTTGCCATCAAATGGCACTTCAGATATACATTCATCATGAATATGTGCCACGATTCTATACCCTGCTCTATCGAGCTGCATCATAGAGTAACCAATAAGGTCTCGAGCTATAGCTTGAACAATATTCTCAGTTAACTTACCACCGTAGGTATCAGTTTCTCCCCACTGCTTAGTTTTCTGAATAATACCATCATAGCACAAGACTCTCATAGGCATTGTTGACCTACCAATTTTCTTATCTTTAAAATGTGGATTAGAGTAGAATAATTTTCTACCTGATGGGAGCATGATTGTGAAATACTTGTCATCACAGTCGAATATCAAATTGCGACATGTGCCTCGTACTTTTCTGTGGTACCTTACAGCCTCATGTGCACATCGCTCAATCTCTTTCCACATCTTTACAATTGCAGGATTCGCATCTCGCCACCTTTTAACAAGGCTTATCATTTCAGCATCGGCTAATCCCATTTTCTCTCCGCCCATACGCTTAAGAGCACCAAGCGAACCTTCGTATCCTAAAGCAAGCTCAGAAATTTTTGATTTATCACGGAGTACAGAGCCTTTAGTGATAGCAGATATTGGCACACCAAACATCTTAGAACCTGTTGCTTCGTAAATCTTACCGTCACCTCTAAATACTTCCATGCGCCAATGCTCATTAGCAAGCCATGAAATAACTCGAGCCTCAATTGCAGAGAAGTCAGCAACAGAGTAAATATAACCTTTTGGAGCAATAAGAGCTGTTCTTACTAATTGAGATAGAACATCAGCAACATCTCCATAAAGCATATCAGCTGCTTCCCAATCTCGCTCTCTGATTAGATTACGAGGTGTATCAATGTCAGCAAAGTGATTTTTAGATAGGTTCTGTAATTGCAATAAACGTCCTGCCCATCTACCTGTTCTATTTGCGCCATAGAACTGGAATGTACCACGTACTCTGTCATCTGGTGTCGAGCAGTTAATCATCGCATAATATTTCTTGATAGATGTCTTGCTGAGTTTCTTATAAATATCAAGAGCTTCAACGACCTGTGGATAATCTTTAACTTGCTCTAATACGTCAGCAATCACCTCTTTAGCAAGTGAATCAACCTGAATACCTGTTGTCTTCTCAATCCATTTTCGCATCTGGAGAGGTGACTTAGGATTTTCAAGGTGTGTTATCTGCTTGGCTTGGTTGATAAGATATTCACTGTATGTATTATCTACATAAATAGCAGATTCAGCCAACTGTCTATCAATCATAATGCCTCTGTCATTGATTCTCTGGTCAACAACATAGAGCTGTCGTTCAATATCAGGAATCTCATAGGCTTCAAGCTTTCTATAAATCTCACGCTCTGAAAGCACATCATAGATATTATATTCCTTATACATTGCCCACTTTTCAGGAGCATCCATAGGATAATTACGAGTACGTCCACCGTTTATTTTAGTGGCTTTACATGGACATGAGAAATACTTAATAAGAGCCTTACCAGTACTAAGCTTCTTATCGACAAGGTCTAATCGCTTAGATACTTCGTCCAATGAAAGAGGTAAACCACAATATGCTGCTTTAACAGAAGTGCAATACCATTCAGATATTTCTGTGTGAATACCTATACGTTCAAAGCATCGTCGCTCAAAGACTGCATTATGTGCAACTTTTAAGCATTTTGGGTCATGCAGAGCTTCAACAAATTCATCTGGAAGCTTCTCATCACATGCCAAATCTACCGTCACAACTTCATCATCTCCGAATGCATAGCTACAAATCAACATCTCAAAGTCTGGTGAGGCGATATATTTGTAGGCTCCACATTCTTTAATATCTACAGACGAAAAAGTCTCAACATCAATGAATAATTCTCTATCGTATATCATTTTGCACTCAATATATACAGTGAATTGTCATTGTTCTCATGCTTCTTTTTGTAGTCTTCGCATTCTGCCTTTGTACCTGAGAATACTGTAGTATCTGCTAAGGTACTGAAAACGTTAAATTTTTCTTCCATAATTCTGCTAAATTTTAAAATGTTATTACTAAAATTATTGTGGACCTTGTGAGAGTCGAACTCACTCTAAGCAAATTGACAAAGTTATCTTTCTATGGCAAGAAAAGCAGCATTATGGAATTGCTGATTGCTTGTGCGCCTTTATACACTAAAGGTCCGATTTAAACAGAGAGGTCTAAACCATAGGACTTTAAGCCTGTTTTCTCGTAGACCAAAGTTTAGAACCTCTCTGTTGTCAATTACATCATGTCATCGTCTAACCACTCGTTGTCACCACCGAAGTCCTCCTCAGCAGTAGAACCACCGGCTAGCATCTCACCATCTTCGAGCTTCTGAATGTTCTGAAGACCAGCAGCGATGCCCTTCGACTGAACATTGAAAGCGTAGAAGTTTATAGATACGCGGCCATAGCAGCCAGAATAGAACTCATCCTGAGACATGATAGGATTGAGCTCCTTGTCCACGATAGCAGGCTTGCGGTTAGAATTGGCATTGATGAACATCATACCTTCGAAAGCAGGGTCATCACCACGCTCCTCATCACCGTCGCGCAAAGGAATTTTGATGGTTGAAGGAATCTTGCCATTCTTGTCAGCAATCTTTGCCTTTCCAGCAACTTTTGCTGCCTCGACAGCCTTGTTAATAGCATCCAGCGTCTTAGTGTCAGACTTTGGAATAAGGATGCAGATACTGTACTTGGGTCGTTCACCCTCGTTCATTGCCACAGGCTCGAATACGTTCGAATAGCAGAAACGAACTTTGCCTGTTACTACTTTTGTTGAATTTTCAGCCATAATGATAATTTACTTAATTTGTTAAACTTTGGGTTATTTAAAATCGTTAATTGCCTCTTCAGTTCCTAAAGCTGGACGCTTGTCCGAAATAGGCACGAGAGTAGGTTTGCCCTGAGGCTTGACAATCACATCTGAGAGCTGTTCGGCAACAACCTTTTTGCCGAATATCTTCTCAATCTGAGTGATAGTCTTAAGCTTCATGTCATAAACCTGGTCTTCAGAAGCTTCTGGTATCTTAGAGAAAATAGCCTCCGCTACTGCGTCCTCATCAAGCCATTTGCGTCGAGATACACCTTCGACGAGCTTAAAGCCAGGCCATACTTTGCCATGATTAACAGCTCTATCTTGTGCGTACTCTTTAATGCTATTAGCCCATTCGACAAGAGCTGGAATCTTCTCAAGAATATCAGAAATTTCCTCGTCAGTTAGAAGAGCTGCTTCCTGGAAATCATACTTTGCCAGTTCTATGTTCTTCTCATAGAGAGTTCTGCAACGGTTTTTAACTGCACAGAATTTACACCAGTCACCTGCTTTGAGTTCACCTTCTCCTGCAAAAGCAAGCTTTGCAGTTGGAATAAGTACCTCTTCAGCCCATTTTAGAAGTTCATCTACAGAAATCTGCCAAGTTGAAATGTTGTTGATACGAGGCTGTACGATTGTTACGCGTACTTCTTCTATATCATAGAGCACATCATACTTACGCAAAGCTCCAAGGCCATAAAGCATTAATTGCTTATTCCATTCAGCGTAAACAGGCACACCTTTACCATGCTTATAGTCGATAACCTCGATAAGATTACCACCTAAAACCACACAGTCAGCAGTTCCAAAGCTCTCAGGTACAAACTCTGTCAAATCAAGCTTCTGCTCAACTTCCATAATTGCCAGAGAGTCGATTGATTTTGCAGCATTAAGCTGTTCTGTGCAATAATCTACGTAGATGGGTACTACATCAAGCATCTCTTCAGAGAAGAGCTCATTGTTCATAATCTCATCAAATCTGTCAGAGAATGCCTGGTCATCGACTGTACCTAACACATCATGCCTTATATAAAGCTCTCCGAGCTCATGGGCAAGAGTTCCCTCGTCCGCATAAATGGAAGAGGCACGAGGTCCTTCAGCATCTTCCAACTTAGCGCTTGGCGTACAATTGAGCCAGCGGTTTGCAGATGAAGCTGAAAGGAGTGCATGCTCTCTTTCGCTATGCTTTTGAGGTTTTGTTGATGATGTTATAGCTGTCATACTTCTTTTTCAATAATAGAAATACGTCTTATGTCTTTATATACGTAGATTAGAGCTGAATATTTCTGCTTGAAATTTTTTGCAGCTCTTTGTAATCTTTTCTTCGCCGATTTTGCCATATCAAGATAAAGCGTTGAGGAAGGTGAACATCTCAGTATACTTAGCTGGGTCGAGCTTTGTAACAGAAGGAGCACCAAGGCTGTTGAGCTTCTCCTTAATTTCCTCGCGGTGACCATTAACCTTAGCGGCCAAAGCATGGCGAACCTGTTCAATGGTTACCTGAGGAGCAGCAGGAGCAGCAGGAGCAGCAGGAGCAGCAGGAGCAGCAGGAGCAGCAGGAGCAGCAGGAGCTGGCTTAGCGGCAGGAGCTGGAGCAGCAGGAGCTGGCTTAGCGGCAGAAGCTGGAGCAGCGGGTGTGGCTACATGATTAGAAACTACAGATGCAAGAAAGTTCTTAACATCCTGTGACAAGTTGAGCTCTACGCTCACATGAATCTGGATAGGTTCCATAAAACTACTTAATTAAATTGTTAATATATTGGATAAAATCCGTTAATGACATTCCATCTGCATTGCTCTTAATCTCTTGGTGGACCATCTTTCCGTCTTTGTAGACTGTAATAAACGAACCACCATAATTAAGATTAACTCGGTAGAGACCCTTAACAAACGTCAAGCACCTTAGCTTATTGTCCCATTCTCCTTTCCAATCATCAACTGAGAACAAATCAGCTACAAGCACACCTAAATAATTTGCCAATAATTCTATTTGTGCAGAATCAAGGTTGGCTTCCCCTCTGAGCACTCTGTCGAATGCCTGCTTAGGGTACTTTATATGAGGAAAAAGTACTCGACCAAGCTCCTCTGTATTAGGGCTATAGTATTCGATGATTTTTTGAATGTTGAATTTCTCCATGTTATATATAAATAATGTATATTAAATTTTTCAAGTGCAAAAGTAATAATTTTTTTCGAGGTAATAAAATTTTTTATGTTAAAAAATATTAACGGCATAAAATTTATTCCGAACAAAAGCTGTTATGAAACAAATTTTATGCCGTAAACAAGAGAAACAAATAAACAACAATCTCTATAATTATAAATTTAATTTTTAAATCTTCACTGAGTAGTTGAAAATTTGACCTTAATATATTATAAAAATATTGTTTATTTGTTTACCGCAATCATAAGTTATTGATTTTCAATCACTTAGGTGTAAACAATGAATTGTTTCTTATTGTTTATCGTGTTTACACTTATTTTAGCTTAACGTATTCTATATCCTGTATGGTTGTATTTGGATTTCTACTAACCACATCTAAGGTTTCTCGCTTATAGCCAAAGAGCCATCCAGGCAGTTTGATACCAAGGAATTTCTTTCTTTGAAGGCTCTCTACAAATATTAGCTCTTCTCTGTTAATTATTTTGACTTGAAGCGTGTCGTTGCTTATAAATCCATGCAAATCAGCCCAGTGTGACACATAATTTATTGCCTTTAGTGTGTCTTTATAAACTATAGAATCTCTAAGCTCTGTCTTAATTTTGTATTCTGTTTTGGTCTTAGTCTTGATTATAGTCTGTGGCTTATCAGCTTTAAGCTTTTTAATCAATTCTGCGTCCTCTTGTCGATACTTCTTATATTCAGAAAGCTTTAATTGTAATTCACCTATCTGAGAAGCGCTAAGGCTGTCATTGACCTGGTAATGAGCCACTGAATCCATCAAAACCGCTACATTCTGTCGGTACGCTAAATTTTCAACTTTTAGCTTTTTTTGGTATCGGTAAAATCCAAATAAGGCCACCGAGAGAATCACGGAGTAAATTACAAGATATTTATTTATATTTTTGAAGATATTCATAATAAGCTGAAATTAAATAAATGATTCAGAACTCACTCAATATATAAAGATAATATAATTATAATCGAATATATTTGGATGAGTTCTGATAAAAATCTGGTTACTTCTGTGAAATTTTAGAGTTCTCCTCTATATATTTTATAATTCCATTTAAATGAAGCTGAACTATAGCATCTTTCCCTTTTTTAGATAGCAGAAAGGCTACGTCGTCTTTATTATCTTGGAACAAATTCTCAGTAAGAACTGCTGCACAGTTTGTATCTCTACAGATTGCAAGGTTCTGTACCCAGTACTTCTCAGGTGGAACTGAACGATTGCCTTTGAGGTTAAGTGCCTCTGCTTGTTCATATAAAAGCCTTGCAAGCTTTTTGCTTTTTTGGCTTGCATTCTTAGCAACTCTTACACTAAAGCCTCTTGCATTATGCCACTTACCATCACTGCCAGCAGCATCAAGATGTATACTCACTATGCAACAATTCTGAGAACCAAATTCTCTACAGATTGTATTAACTCGAGATACACGCGTATTTAACGGCACATCATTCTCTTCAGTTACAATCCTTATTGCTGTTATGCCTTTTTCTTTAAGTTTCTGTTCAAGCAAAGAAGCAATTTCGCGAGCATAAGAATACTCGCGAATCTGCTTATCTGGAGAACATTTGCCAGGAGTGTTGGCTCCATGACCATTATCTATTAATACTATCATAAATTTACTATTTATTTTTCTCTCGCCAGCCGCTTGCTATGATAGCACGGCCTTGTCTCTCTGCTTGGGCTGCGGTGGGGTAAACCTTGCCCGACTTACCCCACCGATACCCACCTTGTACTTTTCTTACTGGCATAATCTTTTGTACACCTAATTATTACAATAATTATGTTAGCTTGAATAAACCATTTTAGCTGCTCTATAATCGAAAGCCATAGAAACCTTATGTCTTCCATACCTATCCCATTGATTACCGACTCTGTAGATGCGAACAATCTTCTTGTATCTATCAACAGCTATTACAGAAAAACAATCTCCTGTTTTTGTTCCTACTGTCCTTATTTCCTCCCCCCATTCAAGATTATTCAGTCCTGTAATGTTTGAAACAAACATAACTTGTTTAGGATAATTTTTAAGAGTGCCACAAAAATCTTTATGTGTGTGTCCTGCAAGCCAGCATATAAATTCACCGCCAGCGTTCATGAAATTATCTACTGCAAGTTGAGCACTAGCCAATGTAGAAGCACTTTCTTCACCACCTTGATAAAAGTCTAATACATCATTATAACCCGATGAAGTAAATGCGCAGTATTCAAAGCCATCAAGCCGTATAGGATAATGCTCTGCAATTATTACACCGTAACCATTTGTCTTTGCATCTGCCAACACGCTGATAAGCCATGTATTCTGTGCAGTATCATACATCATACAATCAAGAATAACCAAACGGATGCCTTGCTCTGTATAGTCTTTGTAATAATAGTTTAATCCTTGTGTTGCAGCATTTGACGGCTGGACGACACCCCAGTTGCTGACATAAGGAGCAATATACCTCCCATAGATGTCAGTATAATTGACCCAAACCATTTCATTGTCGCTATTTTTATAACCGAGAACTGAGTGGGTTGTTTTATTTAAACCGACGTATCCACTTGTTTCTATATATTGCGACAAGTCATTGGGGTTTGTATATACTTTCCCATCAGAACCAGCTCTCAACACACTGTCATGGTTGCCAATAACTTGAAGTATAGTATTTTTGTTTTGGACATTTGCAAACCAATCAAGCCCGTTTGCCCAGTTATCACTTACAAGGTCTCCTGTATGAATAACATCATCAATGTATGCCCCATACTTACTTGCAAACTGCATCGCCCTATTCATTCTTGTTTCGTCTCCATGTTGGTCTGTGAGCTGTAAAAGAACTAACTGCTTTGCCTGTTCAACAAAAGATTCGTTTCTTATTCTATGATTAAAATCTTTAAGAATAGGTAAAATTTCATTCGATGGATTCAAAGTCAAAATGTCTGTCCCATAAGGAGTATATGACCTTATTAAATCTATATCTTTCCTCCCAGTACCATTCACTGTATATTCAAATGAGAAGGATGCTCTTTTAAATGAATTAGGTTCATATGAACCATCGGGAGCCCAATTACAAACAACACTACCCAACAAAATAAATCTTGATTGAGTATCATTGAATATACTATCTTGACCTCTTGGTACAAACTTCTTATTTATAGTGTCTATATATATAAATATAATAGAAGATGCAGTATTACTCGTTCCATCTTTGAAATATGCCCTGTATTCACCATCGGTTTTATATGAATCACCTTCTATGGTTATTTTCCCTTTAACTGTTGTAATATATAATGCTTCTTCCCTTGTTCCGAATGATATATATCCATATTGAGTATTAACATTAGGTGTAACGTTTGGGGCAATAATAATGTTAGGGAGTACTGTAAAATTGGCTTTACCAGATGTAACAGCGTTGTCAGCAATTTCAGCTTCGTTAAGCTCATCTACAATGTCAAGTAGAGTTTGTTGCAACACAGGGCCAGTAATCTCTTGATTGTCATTAGCTTTAATTGCAGCACGGATTCTATTTTTTAATGCAGTTGTATCAGCCATAGTTGTTTACAGTTTAAAATATTCACGAATATTGAACATCTTATCCTTGTCACAAAGTTTGTTAAGAGCAAGTTTGTAGACAAGCTTAAAGAGAGTTTCACGATTGCCATCGTTCAGGTCTTGCATACCAAGATAACTCATCAGTGTCTCAGCATCATCTGAACAAATCATTTGCATTGTAACGTAGAGAGCTTCCTGATTATAGTGAGGCTCATCCTGCATAGGCAGACCAAGATTTGTCATCATACCTTCCCAAGCAGTACGATTCCACAGAGGTTTTGGTTGCATATTGGCAACAATCTGCTCAGCTTCTTTGGTGGTCAAGTAATTACACCACTTAACTGCTTGCAAAGTGTCCAGATATTCACGAGCCCACTGTGGATAGCTCTCAATAAAACGATTCATCATGCTCTTAACCACTTGGCCAAGAACATGCATCTTCTCAGGGTCTTCTGAATTAACTATATAGTCGTACAGTTTCAAAAATTCTTCTTTCATAACTACTTGAGTTTATTTAATATCTGGTTCAGAAGTTTATTAGTTTCAGCATTGCCATCCTCAAGCTTCTTTATACGATTTTCTAATTCTTGCTTCTCGGCATACTTGGTGTCAAGAAGTCCAATAAGAGCCTTACAGTCATCAATGCGCTTTTTGTTGCGTGGCACTTCTGTTTCTACATTCTTGATGTAATCCTCACTACGTTTACAAGTAGCATGGAGCTCACGAATAATTGGCTCTTTGTCAGTAGTGATGAGTGAAATAGCTCCTGGCTTTTCAGTTGGGAACATATAAGCCGTTACATCGACTGCATCAGTATAGTTCTTACCATCAAGGCTATAAGTCACATCAACTACAGTCTTAGGTGCCTGTGAGAAGTTTGGTACTTGGCCATTCTTGAAATCAGGCATGTCTACTCGTTGCTGTCCAACTGTTACGATTGAACCTTCAACGTAGTTCAACTCATCTGGATTCTTTATAAGAGCATAAATAATGCTTCCAGGTGTGAGGTCCTTAAATAAAATAAAGTTATTCATCTTTTATCCTCCGAATTTTTATGTATTAATAAGCTCCGAGAAGGGCTGCAGGCAAAGCCGTACAACCCCCCCCCTCGGAGGATGATTTAGCCATTGTTCTGAGAAGCAGCTTTGGCACCACCACTATAAGTGTTGATAAACTGCTGCATCTCCCACTCCAGATGCTTGAACTGGCCTTCGAGCACGTTGAAACGAGCCTGGTCGCCCTGCTGAGTACGCAACATGTCAAGCTCAGTCTGCAGACGTGTCTTCTCAGCCACAACATCCTGATAACGAGAGTTCTCCCAGGCCTGGCGGAATGATGCAAGCTCTGCACGAGTAAGGCCATTCTCAACACGCTGAGAGTCCTTGAGCTCGTTGGTCTGGTTGATAGTCTCGATACGACCCTGATAGCCCTGCTCCAGAATCTGCGTCTTAAGACCACAGCAACAGTCCTTAAGCTGCTGAACCAAATTCAGGTTGCCAAGATTGATGGCATTGGTTACGCCAGCAAAGCCCATGCCATTCTGAGCGCCAACCTGGAAAATAGCATCCTTAACATTGCCGATAGCAGCTGCAAGAGCATTGTAGTTAACGCCGAGGTTCTGCGACAACTGGCTAATGGCAAATGTATTACCCTGGATAGCCTCGCGGGCCCACTGATTGTTATTGTTATCGTTAATCTGTGCCTGGAGGCTGTTCAGCTTGTTCTGGGTCTCGATGTCAAGAGCAGCTGCGCCAGGACCGACACCGCCACGGTTGCCAAAGCCCAAATTGCCGCCACCAAAGAGAGCGAGCATAACCAGATACATCCACGGATTGTTATTCATCATAGCCATTGCAGTAGCTGTGTCCGTGTTACTGCCGCCTCCAACAACAGGCAGAATGTTGATACCTTCTTTTTCGCCCATTTTTACGAAGTTTTAAGTTGTTAATAAATAAGTAAATTATCTCTAAGACGTTTGGCCAAAGTCTTCATTCTTATGTACCTCTATGCTCGTTTCGCCTTTTTGAAATTTAACCTTGTAGCCAAGTTCCAAAGCACGATAAGCATAAAGTAGAGTAGGAAATAGCAAAAGTTCACCAACGGCGGTTAATACTGAGCCATCAATGACTCCCATAGGTGGGACAAAGAAACCGCCAATCATTAAGCCCACCGATACAAAAAAGCATATCACGAGTGTAAACCGTGAAAGCCAAAAGCTTCTTGTACCATCTGTTTTTTCTACTTTAATTCTCATAACAGCTCCTTTCTTTTAATCTTTGTCAAAGTCTTCGTCGTAATCATTATTATAATCACCACCAAGCTCATCAGGTACAAAACCACCAATATTTGCTACTACATTATCAGTTTCAAACTCACATGTAACAGAGGCTAAATCTCCTTGCGTCTGCCATTCGGCTTCCATTTCAAAGGTTATAGCTTCATACTCGTCGTCTTTGCATCTGATAATCTTGTTATCACAGAGTCGCACTATGCGAAGAGCATCACAAATATATTCTGGTACAATTACGTTAAACTTATATGTTTTCTTACTAACTTGGCTTTCTACATAAATATAACCAAGACGCTTAGTACTCTCTTCCTCGAAGTTATATTCTGGTTTGCCAATTTCTGTTTTAAGTAATAAGCTAAAATGGAAACCGCTTGGAAAAGTAATAACACCATTCTTGATAGCAAAATTGCCTGTTTCATTCCAGTATTCAAGCTCTAAGCAATCCTTTGTTGTATTTGTAAAGCAGAATACCTCAGAATAGTATGCCCAAAGACCTCCGTTTCCTGATGCGAGTTTTAGATAATAAATTCCTTCAGTACTAACATTTTTAAGATAATCGGCATAGGCTTTATTACTTATAAAAGTGGCGACCTTGTAATTATCAGCCGTTATAACAGAAAAACCTGCTACATTTGTAAAAAGCCAGGATAAATTTGTTACTTCTGTATCAGTTTTTGCATCTATGAGTAAAGCCTCAGATAAAGCACCTCCGTTAGCATAAAGCTGAGTAGGAATAACAAACTGAAACGAAGGAATCCAATAAAGTTTTGTTATCAGTGGAGAAATGTGCCCGTGAGCATAACTTTTACGATGGTTCTGCTTAGCAGGACTATCATAAAACTTAAGCGGGGATATACATACTGGATTCGACATACTATCTATAAATTTCTGTGCAAATATAATAAAAAAATTTGAATTATAAAAATATTTTAATATAAAAGATGTTAATTTAATTATTTTTAATTCGGTTCATATCTAAGCTCAATTTCTGTCATATCTGTATCAATATTAGATGTTACTTCTTCAATATACCCGTTTCCAATATCTGTAGTTATAAGCTTATACACATCTATGGATAACTGACTTGATGGAAATTCTATATCATGCTTCATACATCTCTTTACATGACCAGGATATAAGCTTATATTGTTATTGCTTATATTATTACCTGATATATCTTCCATGTAGTGCCATGCTAATTCATTAAATGACGCATACCAATTCTGTGCGTACACCTCAAAAGTATGATTGTATTGCTTCTCATCTTTAATTTGCTGGTTTACAATAGGAACTTTTTTATTGCTATTGGCCATTATAAGAGCAAAACCATCATTTGAAAAATCATCTGGTAAAAATAACATATAATCGATGTCAGCTGTAAAGCCATCAATGTTTATTTCTTCTGTTTTATCTTTTTGTATATAGGCATTATTAACATCGATGAATAAATCTCCGCCCATGGCCTTAGTAACATCATCCATATACTTAAATTCATATCTGGATGTTAAATCAGATTTATCATATTCAACTTCTTGTTGACAGTAAAGAGCTGCTTTTTTGTTAAACTTGTCACTCTTCTTGGTCAAATCTGTTTGTATAATTGGCTGATTATAACTTAAGCCTTTCATGAAATATGATACGTGCTCAATCCTAAGTCTGTTTTGGTCGTCAATATACCAAAAGCATCTAAAGCAGTCACGTAGCATATCCATAAGCTGCTTGAATTTAATCTCGGCTTTCTGCGCAGCTTGGTCATATTCTCCTTTAAGAATATTTGTCTTCTGTGTGATGTAAATATTACAGTTACCAAGAGCAGAAGCTGAAGCCCCTGTATGGCCATATAAAAATGAGCTGTATTCAGCAGTTTTATCATGCGATATAGTAGGGTCTATCTCAGCAAGAAGAGCTTTTATAGCATCTCCTATATGATATACATCTTTGATGCTATATTCTTTATATGTTTCAGCACAAAATTCTTCAAATGACCGTATCATTCCTGACACACCTAATCTGACCCATAATGACACATTGGCCCAAGAGCTTCTTGCGAGAGGATAATAATACTGGCCATATAATGAATATGGCGGCACAAAATATTCTCCAAAATCATTCATGCCATAAGAGGTTGGTGTCTCTGAAGTACGTTCTGTTTGATGTATAGTAACAACAGAAGATGAACTGTCAAAACCTCTCAAACCAATACATTTTCTATAATTACGGCGTGGAGTGGCAAAATCATCCCGAGGCAAATCATAAGTATCAATGTACTCTCCTTCATGTCCTGCTTCATGGCTTGGTACTTTGTCAACGTCGCACAGTAGTCTTCCCCAAACTTGATACTCAATCACATATTCACCAAGATTGAATGTACGTGGAGTTGGGTCCATTTGAGGAACAGGCTGTTCAATTCTTGACATTGGATAGAGTCCTTCTCCGACAGCTAATGTGAAATCACCATCTTTGCCATAAAACTTATTTGACTGATAAATTTTTGTACCAGTTCCATCTCTATCTGTATATATTTCTATTCTATATGTATCATATCTAAATCGTTTCTGGTGTTGAGAACCATAATTTACTCCTGTACTTGTTCCATCACTTAATACTAATACATCATTACCAGACAAATCATTAGGGATTTTACTATTTGCATTATACACCTTAGTAAACTTAATACTGCAAGGCATTTTATAGACAACTCCTCCGACTTCTCTTTTAGACGTAGCATTCCAGATATTATTACCTGAAAGACCTCTATATGCAGCATTTATATCATAATTAAAGCCTTGTAAATCTACTTCTACAAACTTTGGTCCTTTTGAAAAGTGATATTTTCCTGTTAAAGCCTTTTCGTCATCAACTTGCTCATCAACATCAGTTTCCCAATAAGTACCACCGGCATAATTGGACAAAGTCTTTTCACCTTGTATATAAATCTGCACTACACATCTTTTTGTCAAAGTTATTGGCGTAAGAGCTGGAGTGAGTTTTATCAAATCATAGGTATTTTCATAAGCATCAAGTATTTTTGAATACTTATCATTGTACTTAAGCTTAAGTTCTACGTTTTTCTTGAAGTGGTCAAACTTGCAATCTGATTTATTGAAAGAAGCAGAAGCAAATAGTGTTTGACCTTTATATACATAGAAGTATATAGTACTTTCAATAGATGCATTTTTTACAAGCAGATAATCTTGCCCAAATAAGTTAATTTTACCATCAAGTGATTCTCTAAAGAACATTTGATTGTTTTCCTTCTTTAGCTTTTTCTTGAGTTGCTTATAATGTGGATATACTTCATGGAGTACTCCATTATCACCTACTTTTATGTAAAATTTATTTTCAATCTTCATAGCTTAATGCATTCTACGTAAAACATTTCTTTTCTTCTCAATATAAGAGCCATCAGGCATTGCATAATATTGATGTTCGCTATTGCGCTTAAGAGCCTTAACGTCTTCTTCAAGTTGTGACAGGTCAACAATCTGCTGTTGATAAGTAACATTCTGTGATAGCTGCTCACCTGTTTCAAATGCTCGTGAGAATTTCTCTTCAAATGTACCTTTGTTGATACTATCTACAAGAGCAGGAAGCATTCTACGGTATCTACGAGTACTACGTTTATTTATAATGGCCATAGCTTCACCACCTTCAGCTCGCATATTCTTGCCTCTTGAGTTCTTTGTCTGCAAGTCTATGTCATTACCAGATGCATGTGAGCCTCCTTCAAGAACCTCAAAACCACCTTCTCCATATTCCTGGGATGCTGCTTTAGTTACCTGAGCTGCTTTAACTTTAGCTACTGCAAAAGATGTCCACATTGCAGCTATTGCAGCTATTGCAAGAGCAGGACCAACGATAGGAATACTTGAGAATGAACTCCATAGATTAGCAGATGCTGTAATCAATGAAGATGCCTGAATCACAGTGTTGATAGCTTCTTGCCTGCGTTTAGCTTCCTCAAGTAGCTTTTCTTTCTGAGCCTGATTCTTCTTTTCTTGCTGTAATTCCTTTTTAGCAGTCGCAACGTTGTTAGCATAGCCATTATTACGGCCTTCAACTTCAGCATCATAAGCAGACTGAGCTGCTTCTACTCGTTTTTCAGCTGCAGCTACAGCTTGTTCAGCAGCTTCAACTTCAGCATCAGCAATAGCTTTAATATTTTCAAGTACTATATTTGTAGCCTCTGATAAAGCTGCAATCTGGTCATCATCGAATCCAAGCTTAGTAAGTAATGCTCCTCCAAAGCCTTTATCTTTTATAAGATTCATAAAGTTACCAGCTTCATCGATTTGGCGCTGCAACTTTTTGATTGTAGCTTCTGCTTCTTTAAGTTGTGCGTCAGACCAGTCAATAGCTCCTTCTTTTGCAAGCTTAACCATCTGTTTCCACCTATCCTGTTCTGCTTTAAGTTTAAAGATGGTTATCTGGTTCTCATTATGCTTAACAATGTTAAACTCAGCTTCTGCTGCGGCTTGAGCTTCATCGAAGTTTGTCATCTGAGTTTGGCCCTTAATCTGTGCTCCACGTTTATTAAACTGAGCATTGATTTCAGATTCACTTTGGCGCTCTTCAGCTGGTTTAAGCTTATTCTGTGCAAGAGCTAATTGGCGAGCGATTTCATTTTGATGTATAAGCAAAGCAAGCTCTTCTTCTGAACCTTTCTTGACAAGTTCAACTTGAGCTTCAATGCTCTTCGCTTTCATGTTATATATTATAGAATCATATTCAGCAATTATACGCTCGCGCTCACGCTGGAATTTAGCTATCTCTTCTGGTGACATAGAGCCTGTTACTACAACCTCTCCACCTTCTTTAGTAACTCCCTTTGTAGAGTATAAAGTTTCTTGTTCTTCGAGCTGCTCAATTCTAAGTTTTTTCTCCTTTTCTATATCTTCGGCAATATCATCGAGTCGCCACTTCATTACTTGGCGAAGCTTTTTATTTCTGTCAACCTCGTACTCATATTGCAGATTGGTCAAATCAATCTCAAGCTTTCGCTTTGTATTTTCAATTATAGCGCCAATTTCTTTTTGCTGTTCTTCTATTTGCTTTTTCTGTTCTGGTGTAAGCGGCTTAAATTTACCATCAGGATTAGTAATATAGTTCTGATTTTTACGGAACTTTTCCTGCATCTCTCTGATAGTTTGGTTAGCCTGGTCTATGGCCTCAATGCGACGCTTCTGATATTCGTCTCTTTGTAGCTCAGAAAGACTAAGCTCATATTTTTTACGTATAGACAAATCATTGCGCCATATCATGTCAGTTAGGTCTCTCTGTCTCTGCCTTGGATGTCTTGTCCTATCTTTGGTTTGCTTATGGGCAGGGTCTATTCCAGCAGCCTTAAGCGCAGCATTTGACTCTTTTGTTATAGCCGCCGCCATATTAAAGTATTGGTCTGCAGTAGCTTCTGCCGCTTTAGCTTCATCTTTAAGGCCTTGTATGCGCCGCTTTCTTTGTTCCTCTGCATCTTTTTGTATTTGAGCTCCTGTATTAGCACCTGCAGCTGGGCCAGTACCAGTTGTGCTAATATTAGCTATTCCAGCTTTTGCCCTATCACCCGTACTCAGCCCTTTAGCTGCTTCTGCTTCAGCTTCAGCCTCTTTTATCAAAGCTTTTTCGTAATTATCAGCCGCGAGTTTCATGGCTGCTGCTGCCTTAGCACGAGCTTTTAAAGCGGCAACCATCACGTCTGTATTATCTACAAAGATATTTTCAGCATCAGTCACATTTCTTACCGATACATCGAGCTTGTCAAATTCTGATTTATTGTCTTTTATCCACTGGAGCTGGTCTTTTTTCTTTGTTAGATTTTTCCATTCTTCTGAAAGCCTGTGTAACGTTACTATGTTATTACCATAAGAGCCATTAGTTTTTTCAAGTTCTTTGTTGACGTTATCAACGGCATCAGCATAGTCTATTGCTGCTTTTTTACCATTAAACAACGAGCCAATCCACTCAATTATCTGCTTACCGTGCATTGAGAGAACGGTCAATCCTATTACAAGTAGTGTGTTCCAGCTAAATAGAGCTTTTGCAACACTTCCGATAACACTCTTGGCCTGTTTTCCTTCAGCTATAGCCTGCTTATTCTCAGCCCTAAGCTTATTTATTTCATCCATAAGAATAGGTATGTTGTTAGAAATACCTAAGAAGAATGTGTTCATTGATACGGCAGCTGCAGGAAGTTCTCGAACAACCTGAGACACTGAAATTCCGAGGCCGTCCCATGATTTAGCATAATTACCGACAGATAACCTATGGTTACCCGTAGCTTCTTGTAATTTTTGCATCTGAACATAAAGTGCAAGTGTTTCAGCTTCTAACTGCTTTCCACTACCTTCTGCTTGTCTTTCTGCAGCAGACATAGCATTAAGCTTAATCTTATTCAACTCATATTGAGCTGCCAGCTGATTATAAGAACCAGCTTCTGATAAATTAAGCTGAGCCTGAAGTTTAGCTATTCTGTTAGCTTCTCTCGCTTGTATATTTAGCTCATAAGCCTGTTCTCTTGAAGCAGTTTGTGCAGCTCTTAAACGCTCCTGAGCTTGAGCAACTTCATCAAGAGATGCCTTTTTGGTCTTATTGGCTGCAATTTCATCAGCAATAAGCTGCTTGAGTTCCATAAGACGCTTTCCTTCAGCAGAACGAAGAAAAGCAAGTTTCTGCTCAGCTTTTTCTACTGCAGATATAGACTGAACATGAACTTTAAGCTGGCTATCTAAATCAGAAATTCTTTGCTTAGTTGCTATAATATCATTAAGCAAGTCTTGCCCAAAAGCTCCTTGTCTTTCTGCTTCACTGAGTGACTTCCACAGGCCAATTGAATCTTTAAGCTCAGATTTAAGCTTATCATAAGAGCCTATAAGAGCAGCAGAAGCTTTCTGCACCTCAACTGACATCTTATTCTGAGATGCAGTCTGAGATTTAAGCCAAGCAACTTCTTTACCTGTATCAGACATAGCAAATTTAAGTTCTTTCTGAGCTCTGGCAAGTCTATTAGCTGCTGCGGTTGCTTCATCGATTTCAGCTCTACCTTCATTCGTAGCTGTACTCATCAATTTAAGCTGGGCAACAATATCTTTGGCGCCAGTTTTTACTACTTCTAATACAGTACCGTAGGTCTTATTGAGCTCTGTTAATTGCTCAATAAGATTTTTAACTGAATCGTCTGGACTAATTAGGTCCTCGTATTTTATCTTATCGTCGTCCATACCTAATAACGTTTAGGGTTATTTTTCTTATATGCTTTTTTCTCAGCTTCTGCTTGCTTCTGTATATTTGTAAGAGTGTTGTAGAACTCAAGAATTGTCATCTGCTTCGCATTCATTCCAGTCTTTTGGCTTATTATCATACAAGCACTCTCAAACTGCTTATCGTATTTTATTTCTTCTGAATCTTTGCCATTAAAATTTTTAGGTTTATGCAAACTGAAAAGGAACTCGTCAAGTTCAGCTATCTCTTCGGCATAATTTTTGTCTTCTATAAGCTCTTGAAGCTGAAGTAGAGTTCTCATTTTCAGCTTAGCATAAGCCTCTTTTTCTTTGGCACTGTCGAACTCACTCGGAAAGTAAAGTTCTAATTCAGTCGAAAGTTTTTTTTTCAGCCCTGTTAGCAAGTCTATAAATAGACTATATGGCACTTTACCCAGGTCATCGATTATCTCTTGCAGGTGAGCATCAGAAAGGTCTTTTTGCTCTTTGCCATCTATGCTGTGGATAAGTGCTGCAAATGCTAAATTCTTAGGAGACACGTTGCTGACAATCATGTGCATATTCTGCCTCATGTTCTGCAATTCCTGCGTAGCATTTTTCTTGTCTCCTTTATTGATATATTTAGCTATATTGACAATATGACTGTCAATTGAATCTACATCAGAGCCAAGCCCAGAATCAATAAGAATACACTTATTGTATTTCTGGAAGTTGACGATTGGCATTTCATCTATGCTATCATACAACTTAATCTTTTTGTCTTTGATAAAAACAGTTTTCATCTCACTTTGGGTATTATAATAAATATTAAATATGTTTCACAGTTGTTTCCGATTTATATCTCAGTTAAACCTAAAATTATATTATTATAAATTATATATCTTAGGTTATTTCTGAATGACTCGATTAAAATCTCAAATTTTAACAAGAATATAATTACAATAAATATCTTGTTATAGGAGGTGCACAGAATATTACAAGCAAATGTGGCTCCCAGCATATACTCCAAAAGCTCATTGCTATAAATAAGCAGGTCCAAAAACTTAGACAAAAATCACAGTCGAGCATATCAGCTACAAGCGATATACCCAATCTGTCATTAAAGTCTCTAAACTTAGTTCTGAGCCCTGTTTTACCAAGGAACAGAATTATAAAAGCTGCTATTAAAGCAACTATTATGGCTTGACATATCGTTGACATAATTCTCTGGTTGTCATGTTAAACTCAAATCGTAATCCGGCATACGGATGCATAAAGAACTGCTTATCAATAGCTTGAATGCCTTCACCCTTGTAAGTATAGTTATTGTATATCTTTTCAAGAGCATAGCCTTTGTAGATATTTTCAAAGCGCTCATAAATTTTAGTAAGAGTCAATCGGCCTTCAGTCTGTATAAGTCCAGGACCTGTAAGCACTCGTACAATCTCATCTTTAACCTCTTCTGTATACATCGCATCTGCATCAGCAAATATACTATTAAGGTCAAACCAAAATACGATTGCTCCACTGAAGGTAAACTGAGGGAGTGATTGAACAATAGTAGTTATCTCCTGCGGGTCATAGAGGTCGAACCAGCAGAAATTGCCAAAATTATCATTCGGAAGAAGAGAAGCATACTCAGAATTTCCAATATATGCAGCTGGGTATATAAACTTGCTGCCATCATCTCTATGTTCAACAAGTTTATAAGCTCTGCCGAAAGCATAATTAAGCCACTTAAGCTTTTCAGCTAAAGTTTCCTGAATATCCTGTATCACCTTATCAAGCAAAACAGGATTTTCTTTCTTGATTACTTTTACATTACGCTCGGTCATTGAGTATTCTTTCTTTTAATTTTTCTTTCAAAGAAGGTCTTATGTAATCTCTTAATAATTCAGAAAAATTCTCATCAGTAAGTTTGAAAATTGTTTTTCCATATCTTGCTAACAGATATTTTGCCTTATCATCTGTTGATGTTACATAAAAACCCTCATCGTCAAATTCTACATGTAGAGAGCTGTGAAATTCACCTGTATCTCGGAGTGTTACTCTGTCGTACGGCTGACCTTTTTTCTGCTTAATTTTTATAGTTCTTGCAGTATAAGGTTGGTAGTCCATAATCGAAATGCCTCTACCTTCAACGCCTTGTTCGTAAAGCTGGTCTCTAGCAACCATCTGCACGATTACATCTTCGTGCTTCATTATCTCGTCTTTCAGTTCTTCACTGAGAATATCCTTAAATTTTCTAAGTCTATAAACGAGATTTCTAATTGAGGCATTATAATATTGTGGCATTATACAGCTCTATATTTGATACCATGGTTTACACAGGGCAAACAGACTCTGTCTATGCCTTCTGTGCTTACTTGAATGGCTTTTGACGCTAATTCTAACTGATAACTCAAGCCAGATTTCTTCATAGATGATGAATCACCATCAATCTCATATAGAATATCAGGCCTTGAAGCATTTATGCTGTGTCTGTTCGTACGAACGTTTGGGTTGTATGCAAACTCACGTAAGAAGTCAATAGCAAGTGACTTACTGAGATAATCAGTAAACATCTGTCTTTGCTCAATGATAAAATCAGTCATATCACAAGCAACAGTAATGTCAAGATTAAGACCATAGTTTGTACTATAATCATACAGATTGTTCTCGACATCCCATAGTTGTACTTGCTCATCTACAACGGGCACTAATTCCTCATTAACATAGAACGGGTGCACCTCGATGTATTTTGACCAAATACGCCAAGTTTCATACTCATGTCTTGAGCACTCATTGCAAGGACCTTTTGACCAATCACGGCTCTTACGAATAGCTTGACTGCCTGTAGGCAACTGTGATTGTACATAACAGATATACCAACTACCACCAGCATCTATATCATCAGTCTCATAAGGCAAATAGAGTTCTTGACTTGGTGTAAACCACTCTATATTATTGCCTACTCGTTTTGTAAACGTTTCTTGGTAATATGGTTCCATCAAGCTTGAGTGCATAACTAAGATAGTATAGTCACCAGGCTCTGAGAACTGTAGACCAATTCTGTTTATCTTAGTAGTAACTCCTTTGGCTCGAATAGGTACAATCTCAAAGCCAACAAGGTTATTCTTATTCTTGATTGTATCATAGATACGGCCAGTACCACCAAACAGAGTTTTCTTTTCACATAAAGTCTTGTATGTACCTTTAGCTACTTTTTCGTTGACATAGCAGCTAATAGCCTTAGTAATACAGGCTTTTGTCTTAGTCTCAAGCCATTCGGAAAATGGATTGGTCTCAATCCAATATTCCGTATCTGTTATCTGAATGTTCTCAGGAACGGCTTTTAGTGACTTGTAGTGCTTATCACTATCTGTAACAACTACACCTTTGGCATACGTTTCTTCCGTCGAATGTACAGGATACGATATGTTGCTAAAGTTAGGAGCTATACTCTGTAAATTCTGTAGCATTAACAGAGGATGAGCATCTTGATAATAAAGCCCACTTTCTGACTGTGTCAGCGCTTCAGAAATTACACCATCATTAGCATCATAGCTCTGTCTCCAGCCGATAAGGTGCAATAAACCTTCTTGTATTTCTTGTATTCTTACCATTATCCAAAGTCTGAATTAAAATCAATATTAAAATCAATACTGAAATCACTCTGTTTAGCTGACTGTGTTATAGTAAGTCTTTTTATTATAGTATTGTCAACTGTTTTGACAAAAATGTCTTGACTCCTTTGTATGCGGAGATTATTAGGACTTGAAATAACAGTAATGGAACCATTACCTTGACCATTATAAGTCAAAGTAATGGCACCATTGCCATTATTCCAAGGAATCACAATCTTTGACATATTCGACCTACTCTACAGTCCAAGAAGTATTGGATGTAACTGTGAAGCTCTTGCTTTCAGAAGCATCCCAAGGAATTGTTACAGCTTCAGGAGATACGCTTAAGGTCGGGTCACCTGCTGCCTGGCTAATAGTACACGTGGCTTTATTACCCGCGTTGTCTGTTGCTATTAGCTGCTTAGTAAGAGGGTTGATAGTACCGTTGGCAGAGATATTGCTAAATGTTATTGCGAATACATACTCTGCATTTGCACCCGGGTCACCTTTAATAGCTGTACCATTCTTCGTATCTAAGCCATTAGCTTTATACGTCTGAGGCAATGTAATAACAAGTGTACCACCTGTGCCGAAACTGAACGTGAGTTTCGAAGAATTACTTTTACCTGTTATAGTTACAGTGCCACCAGTTTTTGCTACAGATGCAGTGTTGTTATCAAAAGCCACAAATTCAGGTTTTCCTGCTTGGTTGACTGTTCTTTCTACATCTAGACAGTTTGCTGCTTTAAATGTAACAACTGTACTTCTGACATTTCTGCCTGTATTGCTACTATTAGCATTAATATTGACTGTATCGTTACCACTACCAGAAACTTTACTGGGGGTTATCCAATTTCCGTAAGCCATATTTTTTTAATTTATTGTCCATGATTTTTTTGTTATAATATTATAAACAATAGGATTTTCTAAAGTTATCCACTGACTTTCACATGGAATAACCACCAAAGGAGGAACAGTATATATAGAACAAACCAACGAACACCTGACTTCTAAAGATTTATTCAGCAGAGATGCTTTTACAGAAAAATTTTTATTTAGTAAGGAAGCCTCTGTTGAAAATTCTTTATTTAGCAATAAGCTTGTAACTTTTAAACAGCTCATACTATTTTCCTATTATGATTCCAGTGTCTATCTGTTTTACTTCAATACGTATTCCATCGTGAATTTCTACGCTATCATCAGGAATACACGCAGTTACTTTTAGCTTAAGATTACCGGGACCAGTTTTGCTGGAACAGACAACTGCTACATAATTTTGACTATCTATCCTTATCATCTTTTCTTTTTTTATCTTTACAGATTTTATAAGAGAAGACGTATAAAATAAACACTCAAAATCGTAGTCATCCATAGTTAAACCATCTAACGGGTCTATATGGACATTTATTTTTAAATCTGTGCCAACGTTCATGTATTATAAGCTTTTAGAAAATGGGGGAGAGCCCTTGCGAGCTCTCCCCGCACCCAAAGTTAATAACAATTATAAACTGCTACTAATCTGTTAGTACTACGTTATGTCGTAGGAATTGGTGCTGTTACCTGAACAGGCAGACCATACGAAGCGTCGGTGTTAGAGATGCTGAAGGCCAAAATAGGACTTGCCAAAGCACCCTCACCAGAAGGAACGCTGTTGTAAGCAGTCAGGAACGCGATGTCTACTGCGAAGCCGTAGTGCTCCTTACGAGTACGGGTCATATCAGCAGTTGCTGCGCCTGCGATAGCAGAGTAGTTGCCGACAGAGTCGTAGAAGTAAGTACCACAAGGAATGTTCAGCAGAGGCAGAGTAGCGATACCCCACTCATGTCCATCACCAGAAACGGTGCCGAGTAAGCAGTCACGCTCGAAGCGGGTCAGCAGACCCAGAGAGCCGGCGTTGATTGCGTAGCCCTGAGCATACTTGCCCTCAGCAGCAGCAATGTGGTTGGTGAAATGGAGAATCTTGTCATTGTACTCGTTGCGCTTGTTCTCGATGTTGTACAGGTCCTTCTGAGCGAGCTTCTTCACGATGCTCTCAACACCAGCATCACCTACTATATGCAGCTGACCGTAGAAGTCATTGGCACCCATGATAACGTTCAAGTCGCCGAGCAGGTTCTCACGCTCTGTCCACTTAGCGTTGATGACGTTACCAGTCTTGTCATACAGAAGCGGGTTCTTAATGACAGTTGTCTTAGCAGCAGCAAGCTTGGTCAAAGCAGCCTCATCGAGAGTCTGGGCCAGCTTGTAGATGTACTTCATCAGCTTAGTCTCGAAGTCACGCTGAATGCCAATCTCGTTGTTCATGTACATTGCAGGAGCAATGGTAAAACCAAACGAGTAGGTTGCAAACGTGATGGTCACCATGCGAGAGGTGTTCTCGCTGTCAGCGATAGTCAGCTCACGTGTGTTACCGATAGTGATACCGCCATCGTAGTCAATCACAGGAGTTTCAAGAGTGTTGCCAATAGAGGTGCGAGCCTTGGCCTTAAGCTCGTCGGTCAAAATACCGGTAGGGTCATTCGACTGAACGAGGAAAGCATCCAGTGCACCATAGCGACTCGGGCGAAACTCATACTTGTCCAGATTCGAATTTGCTCGAATGTTCTGGATGCGAGTCAATACTAAACTCATAGTCTTTTACTTTTCAATTGTTAAACTTATTATTTAGTGCGATGCTGTGGTGCATTACCCTTTTACAGCCCAGACATCTAATTCACTTATCGAATAGGCAAATTTGCCACGTTGTTCTCATTGCGCAACTGCATTGATTGCTCGGCAAACTCGGCAGAATCACGGGTAATGCCGTTGCTAAGAAGGTAGGTCTCGATAGCCTTATCAGCCTCAATCTGAGTTCTCATACCTGAAAGGTCAAGAACTGAAGAACCACCTCCGCCTCCGCCAAGAGGACCAGTACCACCACCAAGCTGCTTCTTGCCTGTATCAATCACATCCTTAATTGAAGTCTCCATGATGAGCTCCTCGAAAGTATACGGGTTGAGATTGTTCTTTGGGTTGTTCAGAATGTTACCATCAGCTCCGCGGAAAACCAGCTTCTGAGTACCATCAGAGTTCTGCTGGAACTCAGGTGTTCCACGCTGAAGAACCTCAGCTTTAGCAGCATTGAGGAGTGTCTTCTGAACACCTTCAGTGATACCAGTCTTGAACTTAAGACCACTAGTAGCAGCTGCAAAAGCATAATCTACGTGAGTAGACTGGAGCTGATTCTGAAGCTTCTGCTTCTCTGTATCAAACTCCTGCTGCTTAGTAGTAAGCTGTTTCTGAAGCTGAGTAACTTGCTGCTTAGCATCTTTGAGCTGCTGCTTCAAGGTCTCATCCTGAGCACCCTCGGCAATCTTCTTCTCGAGATTTGTTACCTTTGCTCGAGCTGTTGCCAGCTCTTGCTTAGTTGTTGCCAATGTCTCAAGGTCAGCCTTATTTGCGTTGAGCACACGCTTGAGATAGTCGTAGCTCTTCTCACCAGAGTTCTTCGCAACACCTGTAATACTCAAAATGTCGCTGTCATACTGTCCATGCAGAGCACCAATCTTAGTGCCAATCACTGTATTTTCGTCATTGCGAGACATTTCAGCTATGGCGTTGAACTGCTCAGCTGTCAAACCTGAGAGCTGAGTGTTCTGTTGAAGCATTTCTACTGTTAACATAACTTTGGGTATATTAAGTTGTTAATACTTTTACTTATCAATCAGAGGTGTTGCGTCCTTGAATGGGTCATTCATAACCTCTACAATAGTGTAGCCAAGAAGCTTGTAGTTCTTCTTGAACAGCTGCCACTCACCGTAGTTGAACATCTGAGGAACAGGCTTGTTAATCTCTTTGCCGGTCTTCGGGTCATAGCGATTACCGGTTGAGAGCTTGACATGAACCAATTTCTCAGTACCTTTAGGTACTTCATACTTGGCTGTTGTAGCCGCCTTCGGAGCCTCATCAGCTGGAGCGAGCTCAATCTGCTCTTCCAGGTCAACGATGTCCTCCGTCACCTTACTGAGTCGTGCTTGCTGCTCCTTAGTGAAAGCTTTTTCATTAGCTTTCTTGGCTTGCAGAAGCTGCTCCTTCTCGCTGCTGAGCTCCTTCAGCTCCTGCTGCAGCTGCTTTTTGGTCTTCTGTAACATAATCTAATAGCTTTTTGTTAATAACTGATATTTTTTCTTTGAGTGTCTTATTCGCTCCAAATTGTATGATGTTAATGTTGTCACGCTCAAATCTATCAATATAGCTGCTAAAATTGAGCTTAAGCAGAACCTTCTTTGGGTCAAGCAGATTTTTCTCAGACAGTCTGAGCACTTCATCAAGTGTCTTATGAGGATAGGGCTCAAGCTGTTTAAGAATAAGCATCCTTTGTAGGACTTGAGGATTGTTTCTGTATTCAACCTCAATAATCTGCTGCACAATTGCATCAAGCTCAGATTCCGACATACCGTTCTTTTTGGCTGTTTCGTATTTCTTATAGAGCTCTGTGACTGTAAACACGTAGAACTCAGTTCCCCAGCTAATAGAAGACGAGATAAAATCACTTCCGTATCTCAGTTTACAGATTGTATCTTCTACAAACTTCTGAGCCTGCTCAAAATTAGTCTTAAGACTGTTCAGAACAGATGTTTTGCTTTCAAAGTTAGCTGCTACCTGAGTTTCATTGATAGCTTCTTTTTCACTGACAGTACCACCGGAACCAACTACAGATATAATAATGTCGTCACGCAGACGCGTACATTCATCAACATTATACTTAAGTGAATCCTTATCAATTGTAGTGATATTGATAGGGTTACGCATATCAGCTACACCCTCAGCCTGATTAGGAACAGGTACCTCTACAAACGAACCAGGACCGGTAATACGCCTGGAGCTGCAGATGGGGCATCTCTCATAGGTGCCGTCAGCAAGAACCTTGTATTCGCCTTTCTCGTTACGCAAGAAGCCTCCGTCGCAGTAATCTCCAGTTTCATTGTTTTCAAAGTTACACTCAGCCTCATATGCACTATAAATAGGATATGGTGCATAAAGGTCAAGATGCTGCTTAGATAGAGCAAAGAACAGATACCAGTCGAGATTGCTTAACTCCTTTGTGATAGGATTCTTCTTGAGGTCAATGCTCTTTTCGTTGAGCTTAGTCGACCAGAAAAATCGAGCTGGACAAAAGCCAAGGCCATGCTCAACCTCTGTTACGAGTGCTTTAATCTTAAGCTTATTTTCGTCCAGCTCGTAGACACGGATATACGTATCATCGAATACGGCAACTCGATTTTCTGGTTGTCTGAACACTATCCAATGGATGCAAGTACCATCACAGGTCTCATAGTCTATAACGTCGGTTATCTCCAACCAATAGAAGTAGGGCTCTGGGCGGAACGAATTCTGTTCTGCTGGGAGGTCCACAACGAGAACACTGTTAGGAGATACTTGCATCTTCTTCCAGCCTTCAGTTTTCCAGATTTCTGGTTCGTGCAGATTGTTAATTCTGTAGTTTGCCCAATCTTCTTCAAGTTCAGAATTAGTGAATTGATATGAAGACGAGCTATTACGACTATAGAATACACGCTCGAGCTCACGATAGACATCTTCAACGACGGCTGAAGTGGGTAGTGGAAATTTGAACAACTGAAGAAATATGTTATACTTGTCTTTTGGCAATAAGGTTTTCACCCAGTCCAAGAAGACAGTTGTTGGCATATTAGAGTCAGATAACAGGATATTAGTCTCAGTGTGGAACCTGAGACGCTTCTGCAGTAAGTCTGCTCGACGTATAATCTGAGCTTTCTTAGGCTTTTGCAGAATTTCCTGTATCTGTTTTAACTCTAATGCCATTTTCTTCGTCGTAATAATAATTGCTGTTTGGGTCAATAGTCCAGCCTCCATTCAAGGCGGGTCCCAGGTCAAGCAACCGCTCGGCGTGCTGAAGGCCGAACTGTTGCTTTATACCTGAGGGGGTGACCAGGGTTACAGTTTTCTGTTTCTTACCACGTGCCATAAGCAAATCGTATGAAAGGAGGTGTTAAACTTAAGCACTGGCTACGTTAACCAGGTCAGTGAGAGGATTGTAGTCCATCTCCGTCTGCTTGATAATCTCCAGGTCATCTGACCAGTTGGGCAAGAAGCTCCACTTGATAGCATTGCTATCGGGCTCCTCATAGCCACCAAGCTTCTTATCACCAACGAAGAACGAGCGCAGAGGAATAGGAGCATAAGCTGTAGCGTTTCCGCTTGTGGTCTTGATAGCTCCAATGTTACCATTCTCATCGATGAGATAGACACCGATTTCCTCGCAGCTGTACTCTTTCATCGTCTTGATTGTTGCCTGCTTCTCCTGGTAGATGATACCTTCAAAAGTAGTTGGCTCTCGGCCGATAATAATCTCAATGCCGCCGAGCGTCTGGTTTCCACCGCCAAACGTACGAGCTTCACCTGGAGTCGTCGTCGGGTTCTGAATGTAAGGCGATATAATAATCTTTGTTCCATTCGCGGCTGTTGCCAAGGCTGCCATAGCGGTTTTGCTCTTGATGCTTGCCTCAGGAATGGTGTTGAGTACACCAGCAGAACCGTAACGGCGCTGGATGATAACTTTCTGAATCTGCCCGAGACTCTCTTTGCAATCGGCAATCTGAAGGTCTGCAAGATGTGCACCTGCTGGGCATCCACAATTTAATCCCATAGTTCTAATTTTTTTTATTTGTTAAACTTTGTGCAACTTAACAGCTTTGCGTCCCTTAGCTAAGCGTCGCGTGCGGATAATCAACTTCATGCTGCAAATATACACACTTTTTTCGAATTAAAAAAATTTTTCATGTTAAACTTTGTTAATTTATTATTTTTTAATTTTTAGCCGTTAATTTATTATTTCTGAGGTCTAAGGTCTAATTGTTTCCACATAGTGTATTCATTGTCATCTTCGTAAATGATAGTAAACCCTTTTCTCTCATACCATCCAACAAGCCAAGAATCTTTTAGTACGTTTAACTGTAGAAATAATTTGTTCAATTTAATTGCTTCGGAAAAACAAGCATCAAGCATTTTGTTTCCAATACCTTGATTCCTACAAGTGTTATGTACTATAAGTCCTTTAATAAAAGCAACAGTAGGATAATTATTATCACATTGTAGTTCTACAGATGCCATTCCATCACATCTTATAATAGTAAGTGTATTGCCCCAATACCATTGATTATTATGAATTACTATATCCATTTTTAGCTGTTAGTTTCTTAATCTAATTTTAACTGTTCTATTCTTTTTTGCATGCATCTCATATACACCTGTTAAGCAGTCTGGTGCATCATCGTGCTGCTTTTTCTTATTATCTTTGCGGTAACCCATCAAAGCAGCATAAAACTTTGGCCATTTACGCTCCCAGCCTTCAGGAAATAAGATGTCATTCATACAACAAGCAGAATTAGCATAAATACGTGATGCCTTATTCTGTGTCTGAGTAAACGAATTAACAGCACATCTAAAATTACGAAGTGTTGCTCTCAGTATTCGCTTAACATTACGGGCAAAAGCTCGACCACCATTATTCGATTCAACCAGTGCGTTAACAGTATTGTTTCGAGTATAAAGTTCTGCTGTCTGTGTCTCTGTTATTTCCATAGATGCATCTGTAAACAATACATCTGTTACATATACGAACTCAGGCGTGTCTATAAAGCATATCGAACATAACATATCTGAACCTGTGTCGGCCGTATCTGTATAGTTCCATCTCTTAACAGCATGAGAGCCTACAGGTAAAGCATCTCTCGAATACGTTCTAAAACCGTCTGCGTACATAAGACCTTCACGAGGAGTTGGGTCCTGCATGTACTGAGTATCAAAAACTAATGGATTGACATCTCGCATCTTGTGCAGTTCCTCAAGAGTATGTTTCATCGGCCACAGGGCATGTTCTTCTCCTGTTTCTGGGTCAACCTGTATAGCAGGAAGCGACAAAACAGTCCATTCTTCAGGTTCAATCTCTTGCAAATAGCCACAAAGGTCATGTTCATGTAGCCTCTGCATGATTATAATAATAGGAGTATTACGAGAGTTGGTACGGTTACGAATAGTGTTCTCAAATCGCAGGTTGATACGCTCTCGTATAATCTCAGAGTCAGCATCTTCTGGCTTCATAGGGTCATCAATTAGAATTGCTCCCTGAAATACATTAGTTCGAGCTCCTATGCCTTCAAGCACCTCATTTATATCTTCGTTGAGGCTGAGCAGTGTATTGTCTTCTTCCATTCGTGCCAAATCATCTTCCGTAGCATCAACATTTCCAGCTCCGAATCCTGTAACCTGACCTTGAGTTGAAACAGCATAAAGTTCTCCTCCTGCGGCAGTCTTCCAACGTGTATTAGAGGCTTTTTCTGACTCCAAAGCTGACTTAGGAAACAGTGATTTGTACAATTCTTCTTTCATTATGCCTCTAATTGTCTCAGAATTGTCTTTTACAAGAATATCTGAGTAGGAAAGATGCAAAAATCTACACTTAGGATTTAGACTGAATGCCCAAGATATAAAGGATTTAATAGCAACTTCTGTATTGTGTGAAACTAAGCCATTGGCTATATAATTATGGTCATTTTCTATTTCCAGGTGTATAAGTTCCTGATTGCCAACAGGCTCTATAGACTTAATCTCATCAAGATAAAAATCTTCACAGTAATATTTTGAAAGCTGTTCTGGAAAAGCTTCTACGAGCTTGGCAAACTTATTCTTTGATATATTCCTGCCTGGACCGCACCATTTAAACCCTTTGTCAAAATGAGCCTTTTTATAAAGACCTTCTTTTCTTATTATTTCGTATGGATAGGTGCAAGTTCTTTCAATCTTTACATCTTGGAATATTCGCTGCTTCGCAATAGCCTGTTTGCCATATAGGTTTATATGTGGATATAAAATCCGGGCGTAATTTCTTGAAATAGAAACAACCCAAACACCGGCTTTAGCGTTGGTATAAAAATTAACATTTGCAGGAATACCGACTGAAGATAATAAAAACTGAACATCTTTTGCTAAAAGTTCATTAGCTAAGCCTACTGTTATTTGTCCGTCTCTTTTTATACTTCCATCTGTCGCAATCATCATTCCTATAAATATATACTTTTGATGAAGTGATGCTGATAGAACATCAGATGGAATTCTTTTTGTATAAGATTTATGTCCAATAAGGCTATGCCGTTCAAGAATTTTATGGATAGGACTATCTTTCCCTCCTTTTATTATATGTTGTGCTTCATGTTGACTGCTGTAATGTTTTACTTCTCCGCCGAGATTTTCTATAGCCTTATAAGTAGCTTTAACAGCCAATTCATCTACGTTAGTAAAGCCTAATCTTCCTGGAGTACTACAGCATCCGTCAAATATCATCATAGACATAAGTAACACCTCATCATCACATACAGTTTCTTTACCATCCAGTTCTGTGCATAAAGCTTGAATTCTATCTCCTGGTTTAAAATCTTCTGCTTTTACATATCCAAACGTAGAAAGCATTGGATGGTCATGAGATACTACGATAGAACGACCAGACCTCATTGTAATTTTAAGTGAAGGCTTGAATGCTGGTTCTGTGCCAAGCACTGTGTTTGCTACAGCTTTACCATCATGGAATGATAGAACCTTATCGCCTGGTTTAATAAATTCAGCTGGACATAGCGTTCCATCCTCCATTGTAATCAATGAATTTTTACTCGTGCACTTCCCATATCGAGGAGGCATATTAATAATAAGTCGGCGGCATTTGCCATCAACTACGTCCTGTAGAGCCTGAAAGATACGTTTGTGATGCTCAGCTACTATAAACGAGCGCTTATACTGAGCTTTAAACATTGCCTTCGTGTACTTTTCAAACGAAGTAAGCATCTCCAAGCGTAAAAGCTCAAGTGGGTTAACCTGCTGAGGCTTAAGATTCTCAGCAGATATGACCTGTTCTTGCATTTCCGATAGAGTTCGCTTGACAGGATTTACCGGTTTTGTATGAATATCTATTTTTGCCATTATTCTTGTTAAAATTTGATATTTTAATTCCTACAATCTCTAATTTTTATTTAATATAATTTATCATTTCAATATTTTCGGTTCAACTGAGATATGTTTCGGTCATTCCTGTGAATATTTGAAGTGGTTTATTATATATAATAATGTACGGGCGCACGCAGGTATACACTATTCTTCATACAGAGGTGTATTTATTAGTTTTACCATCTTGTTGCACACGTCTTCTATTGCCTTTTTGATATCTTCATCAAGAGAAATACATGTCATTTCATCTAATATTCCTTTATTGTAATATTTCTCAATAAGAATATTAGATACAATTTCTTTATCAAGCAATACTTGTGCTGTTTCCATCCAAGTCGAGCACGTTTTGCGACGTGGCCAAAAGAACTTGGTCCAAAACATGTGCCATAGCTCTTTTGGATTGTAGAATGTAATTTTTACTGTCTTTGCCATATTTTTATTATTTTAGTAGTGTATCTCTTATGACAATATACGCTTCTCTACTTACTGGAGTATTGGGAATTATGCCTGTCATTTGTTGAGTTTGCTCAGGTAGGTTGAGCATCATGCCAGCTTTTCCGAATATACGGTCCCACAACTTTTCAACTGTTTCAATATTTCCGAGTTTTGCATCATCAAGAAGTCGCTTTATGACTGTTTTGACTGCTACGGGCACCTTTTTATTCTTATAAATGGCATTCAGCTGATTCTCATTCGCAGTTAAAAGACATGCAAGAAGATTAGCGGTATCGGTTTTAGTCAGCTGCAGATTGAGATTTACATTGAGCTGAGTGAGAAGCCGTACAACTTCTGGTCGAGTAGTACCCTGAGAGGCCATTATTGATTTGGCAACATCAGAAGCCATTGAAATTTGTGGCATGTTGTGCTTTGCAGCCTCTTCGTTGCCAATCTCTATCGCCTCTTCAGCTGTTACGTATGGATTCTCATCTTCAAGTTGTTGGATTGCGGCCTCTTTAGCTTGTTCTTTTTGCTCTTGATGCTTTTGAACAGCATGACGGGCCACTTCAGCTTCTTGCTCTGCACGTATTGCAAATCGTGCTTTGGCTAATTCTCGAGCAGATTTACGTTGGTGGATGTCAGTCGCTTTCTGTTCTACTAAGGACTGACGAGCCTCCATGCCATCTGAGCCAAGTAAATCTGAGCTGTCGGGCAGCAAATCGTTTATATTTTCAGCAATTCTATCTTTTCTGTTCATATGTGTATAATTTAGAATAGTTCGCTGTCTTCAATACTTGTTTCTTGGTCTGTTGGCTGTTCTTCTATATAGCCTTTGAGAACAAGAAATTGTTGGACTGAGCCGAGTTCTGTGTAAGCCTTAAAAATGTTATATCTATAAAGCTTTCCGCACCTGTTGTGCTCATTCTCTGATTTAAAAATCGATTCAAGATACGCGCGTATCTCAAATATTGTCATTTTACGCGTCTGAGTGCTCCTATGGGCACTATAGTCGAGCCCACGTAACATATATTGTATGTCACGTAAGGAGTAGATAACCTGTTTGAGTTCATCGCAACGACTTGTGTCTCTGAAACCGTTTTCCTTTATGTATATAGCTTCAGGAATTGTCTGCTTCAGCAGATTATTAATCATACGCAGTTTCGTTAGTTGCGTGTTTAGTGATAAGGGTTTCTTCATAATTGTTATATTTTGATAATGCAAAAGTACTAAAAATTGCCGAAATATAAAAATTTTTCATGTTAAAAATCTATAAAAATAATAATCTTTTTGTCATACCTACTTTTATGTAAAAAGTCAATTCTGTATGAGCCTCTGGGCTGAGAAACATAAAAATTTTCGTAAACAAGGAATTTTTTATTGTTTATTATTTATAGTGTTTCCGTAAGTGATTGAAAATCAATAACTTATATCAATTCTGTTATAATATAAACAAAATAAACAATATTTCCTTAATAAAGATATAATGAGTTACCATAACAGAATCTTAATATTCTGTAGTAAAAGTGTAGTTTTATAAAATTAAATATAAATTATATAGGGAGTTTGTTTCTTTTGTTTCTTTGTTCCAAAGTGAAAAAAATTCTTATATTTCCGTCGAACTTCATGGGCACTTTGCCTTGTTTCTGTCGAGCTTTTTATTGTTTCTGTCGAGCTTTTTATTGTTTCTGTCGAATTTTATTGTTTCTCGGCAAAATTTATTGTTTCCGTCGAACTATTTTTCCATAAAACTTTTGTGCCAAATTTTATCATATAGGATTGTGTACCTGTTTATTTTCTGTCGAACTTGATTTGAACCTGAAATCGGACAAGGCATTGAATTATATAGGAGTGAGGCCCGGCGGCAGACAGGCAGGGGCCTAATATTTTTTAACCGGCTTTAATGCCTCTTAATACTTGGAGCCTCTCTGCCTGTCCACCTGTTAATAGCTGTTAAACTTATGTAACATACTAAAAAATACCTGAAAGCCGGTGTGCCTGGCACCCAGCCCTCAGGCAAATCAGCTTTCAGGCAGTAGGAGCACCCACCCCTACCACCTGTTAACCTTAGTTAATGAATGCTAATCATTCCACCCTTGATGCTGATAGTCTCCACCAGCACATCCCCAAACTGCTTGCTCTCATCATCCAGTGTGCACACCTTGTAGATACACCAGGCCATGCTGTCACGCTCATACATGTCAAACTGGTCAGCATTCGCCTTAAGGAAGTCCAGGACTGCCTTCTCGCAATAGTAGTGGCACTCAGACTTGGTCATGTACTCGCCAGTATGCTTGTCTGCTGCTGGAGCTGTCTCCTGAGTGTTAGCTACTGCATACGCCTTGAATGTGAACTCTCTCTGAATCTTAACTTTTGTTGCCATAATTGTAAATTATTAAATTGTTAAACTTAAGTGTCCCCCATATCTCTGAGGTACAATGCAAAAGTACTACATTTTTCTGATACTAAAAAATATTTTTGGTGAAAATTTGTTAAAATCTATGTAATAATTTTTTACTTTTAGTTAATGAATGTTAGGACTGTGAATAAACGTCGGCTCATAAGCCGTGAATTTTCAACTCCATTTAGAAAATCAGAACAGCAAATTGGGCTGCACTGCCCCGAGAGAATCACGGAGCAAAAACAGACGAAAACGCACACCATTTTGAAGCCGCAATCTTGAACTTCGGCAGGAAAAACGCAAATAGAAAATCTGCTGCACCCGCCCAAGAGAACTCCCAGGTAGTTGCAGCAGATTTGGTCTGCCATTTTCCAGATAAGCTCTTACACGTGCGAACATTATATATATATAAATATATACTGCAGCACTGTGACAGACATAATTTCATGCTGTTAACATCACTTAACTATAAATATTTTCAAGTATGGAAAATTGTTAGTACTTTTGCACTATCAGATTTAAGTTAAACATTTTAAAAGTTACAGCAATATGGGACAGTATCTTTATGGCAATCAGAAGAAACACTATACGTTCGATTTCAGCAAAAAGCGTGTTAAGGAAAATGGCTCGGTCATGAGCAAGTTTGATATGGGTTACACCATTGAGAATACTGGCAACCACTACAAAGGTCTGTCAATCACCTGTTATGAGAGCGCTTGGAGCTATGAGGAAGTTAAGACAGCTCTTCTCGAGCATCTGGAAGAGAAACAATTCGGCAACGTAACAATAATTAAATAACAGTTCAATTTTTGAAGGAGAACCAGAAGATGAATAGTATCAAACTTCACAGCATCGCTTTTGCAGTCATTCTGCCATGTATTTTAGCACTTTCAGAGGGAGAGCTAGTAATAAACCTTATAGGAATAGCCTATATTCTGTTTCTTTTCAGATTATCAAGTACCAAGATAGGAAAACGATTTATTCGCAGATATTACAAAGAAATTCTCCGGCTTGAATCGCTCCTATAATAATCAGAAGCAGAGCTGCCTGGCTCTGCTTTTTAAGACATATATAATTGCGGCACTGTGACAATATTGCTATTTATCAATCATAAAAAGCTGTTAGCTATTATATAAAAGCCGAAACCCCAGAAATGACCTCTATCGCGTCCAAATTTTTCGTCCATATAATTATATAGATTTTTGATTTTAACGCGACTCGGATAAAATCTGATATGCTGGTGAATGTTCTACCTTTCAACTCATTTATTAATATTTATATATTCACCAGCTTTGAGGCTGATATGAGTGTATATATAATTGCGGCACTGTGGCAATATTGTAGTTTAGACCAATGACCAGCCACTGCTGTATCATCACGTGAGCACTATTAGAGACGCAACGGCCCATCATCGCCAGCGTGCAGTGATTTTTAACATACCTGGCTTTTTGGCAGACCTATTTTTAGGTGCACCGGTCCGAGAGAATTCAGGAGTGAAATGGACAGAATCGAAATACCATTTTGCTGTTTGTAATATTATAAAAGCAGAAACCTCAGAAATGACCTCTATCGCGTTCAAATTTTCAATTCATATAATTATATGGGTAAGCACATTCGAACGCGACTCGATTAAAAAGAGATATGAAATTTATATGCCGTTTATAGAGTTTCAGGCTCAACATTTTCAAATGATACGGCTCTAACGCAGCAATCTTTATATGTAGGTGATATATCCCGCGGCACTGTGACAATATTGCAATCCAAAATTAGACACAAAGAAAGGAGCCGCTCTTCACAGAGCAGCTCCTCGACAACAAAAGTTATTTACGATTTATTCTTTGAAGTTCTCTTGCTTATGCGAGGTCTTCATCACCGGCACCTTCTCCAGCAGCTTCTGCCTGTGCATCAAGCTTAGCGGCGAGCTCAGCCTTAGCAGTTGCAAGAGCTGTCTTACGAGCCTCAAGAGTCTCCTGAGCTTTCTGCAGAGAGGCTTCTGCCTTCTTCAGAGCTTCCTCAGCGGCGAGGACTTTCTCCTCAGGTGTCAGCATCTTGCGAGGCTCACGAGCTTTGCGCTCCAGGAATGCCTGATTCATCTCCTGTCCCTTCTCATCAAGCTCTGCAGCCATACCCTCGAGCTCAGCCAGAACGATTGAGCCATCTTCAGCCTTGGTGTAGTTGATGACCTTGTGGCGGGTCTTCTTGATACCCAGCTCGTCCTCGAACTCTATGCGATAGTACATACCGTTGGAGCGCTTATCGTTGAGCAGGCTCACGATACGGCCGGTTGTGTTCTCGTCAAGCTGAACGGTCTTACCTACGTTGGCTCCAGCGACCTCACGAACAGCCTCAGCCTCAGCTTCCCATTCACCTGCTTCCATCTTTTGCTTAGCGACGCGGACCTTGCTGGTGGTCTTCTTCTTCAGTTCAACGACCTCGTCCAGAACAGTGATGTCCTCGGAGCCATACTTCTTGTAGATTTTACGGCTCTCCATGTCATCGATAGCATCGGTCTCAACCTGGTAGTAGACCTGCATAGCTCGCTTGTCCTTAAGCGTGGTGAGAATAGTACCATTAACGCGGATAGCAGTACCTGGGAGCAGAACAGTACAACGGTGACCTACATTCTCCTTAGCCAGTTTCTCGGCCTCGAGAAGCTCTTCCTCGCTCATCTTCGGACTGGCCTTGCGACCACCTTTTTTCTTCTCTTCGCC